GAAAACTTTACGTGGCTGTTTGCCATCAGTGTTGGCAAAGATGCGCTTCGCGCATGAAATGCCAAAGGAATTGGCAAAGCGCCGTAAAACGTCGCCATCTCGTCAAAGCGACGAAAAACGGCGGTCACCAAGCAATGGCCCGCATACGCATGCCGAGCGTGCAGATCGGGCGTTGGGATCGTTCCTCTTCTACGGCTGCCAAGGCCGCCAAGCGCGCCTCATCGGCCGGAACCGAGTTGGCATAGGACGCACGCAACTCCTCGGCCGTACTCTCACCCGGATCCTTGCGGCCGGCGGGGCAGTAAGCAACGCGGGTGCCAGGCAGCTTGCGAGCGATGCGAGCCGCGGACGTCAGTGCGTCGGCGGATCCGTCCAACATGACGGTCCATTTGGTCTTGCTGCTCGCCAGCATATCAAGTTGCTCGTCACGCAGGCGGAGGCCCATCAAGGCAACGGACGGGATCCCGGCTTGGTATGCCGCAAGGCAGTCAAATGGGCCTTCGACGATCAAGCCATCCTTGGTCCCGTCGAGCCCTTGCCACCCGTACAACAACCTGCCGGCATTGGGCCCGGCCTTGTAGCGCAAGTAGGCATCAGGTTTGATCGAGCGCGCTGTGAAGCTGCTCCCATTGGGGCAGACGATTGGCATGATGACTCGGTCCACGTACTCACCCGAGCGGCAGACTCCAAGGCCCATGCGGCACGCAAGATCCCGGTCAAGCCCACGGCGCGTCAGGTACTTGGGCCACAGCCATTTCGTTCCGTCCCATAGCGGTTCGAATTCGGGTGGCAACGTTCCGTCGCGCTCGGGTTTCGTCTCGGCAACCGTGGCTTTCGTCGCGCTCGGGTTGATGCGCTTGAACTCGATGTGGCCGACGCGCCAAGCCCAGAGCAGTTTGCGCGCCTCATGCCACTCGATGCCGTCAACCTCGACCACCAGCTTCAGGATGGACAGCGACTTTTCATCGCAGGAAAAACAGATGAACCTTCCAGCTGGAAGGTCATTGCCATCAGAATCAACACCAGGTTCAGAATTGATGTACAAATGTTGACGTTTCATACACCATGGGCATTTCATGATGTACTCTGATCCCGAGCTGCGGCGGGCGCCCGCACCTTCCAGCCAATCAACCATGCCTTCGCTCATGATGCCTCTGCTTGTGATTCGTCCGCTTCCGGTGATGTTTCTTGTGTGATTTTGGCCACGGTGAAGTTGGTGGCAACACGAACCATGAAGCGGCTTGCTGATGAGCGTGCCTTGGCCACAAATAGGCTGCGCTTGTTGCCCATCTTCACCTCAGCCACCGGTTGGCCGCGGTCGTTCAGCGGTGGATTTATGGAAATGATGGTGTCTGCGATACGTGCCTTGTCATAGCCCCAAGCTGCATTTTTGGACGTCGCGATCTTGCCTTCTGACTCCTTGCCGGCTTGGATCACGGCCACGAGGAACACATTGGCATTTTTGGGATCGATCCAACCCTTCAACTGCTCGTACAGCATCTTGTTGTACAGCGCAATGTTGTCCATGTTGGATGGCACTGCCAATTGGTCGGGCGAATCAAACACGATTTCATCGGGCACAAACCCTTCGCGCTTCAATCGCTCCACTTCCTTTTGTATTTCTGGCAACGTCGTGCTGGATACGCCGACATGGAGGATGCGCAGGTGTTTGTCCAGGTCAGTCTTGCGGCGCATTGCCCAACTTTCCATGCCGGGTTGGAGACGTCGCCGCTGCAAGGATTTGGTCGGCTTGCCGCTGAAGCGGGCAACATAGCGCCAGCGGGTTGCGTCCTCACCGTTTTCACTGTCGATGTGCAGAACGCGGTGCCCATGCTTCACAGCCGCATGACCGAAGTTCACTGCCAAAATGGACTTACCCATGTTGGTGTTGCCCATGATGAGGCACATCTCACCCTTGGATCCACCGCCTTGAAGCTCTTCATCCAGCAACTCGAATCCGGTGGGGATGCCGCGCACCATCTCAGGGCCCTTTTGCCAATCATCCCAGTCAATCAAGCTCTTTGAGCGGATCCGCGGTGAGTTAGACACGGACTCGGCCGTGGCCCGGTTCATGACTTGGACGGCGCCCTCCAGGTTGCCCTTTTCCAGGTGCTTGTTGGCATGCTCGATGCCCGTAATCACCACGTCATGATGGAAACAGCGCAGCAGGAATTCACAGTCAGTTTTGAGTGATTCCGATGGCTCAATGTTGTATACAACCCGCAACACATCAGCCAGCGGAGCCTGCTGCTTCACAGGTTGCATGCGGATCATTCCCACCAGCGTTGAGACTGATGGAGTCTCTGCCTTTTCATGGAATGATTTGAACTTTTCCCATATCCATGTCAAGCTTTCATCTGTCCATTGGTACGTGTCGAGCCATGACACCGCATCCACCAACGCATCTCGGCTCTGCTTCGCCGCAGCGAGAACTTTCACCTCAACAGCACGTTGAGGATTGTCAATTTGTGTGATATCCATGGCTTGGGGCTAAAAAATCCTGACAGCTTCACCTTCCCACATGCACCACTCCTGCCCGTTAGCATCTTTCCACAGCCCTGTCGGCATGTTGGGGTTGGGACGGTCTTTGGGGTGGACGTAATCGCGCACTGCCACCCCAAAGGCGCCAGCCAAACTTGAAAGCTGAATGAATTTCAGATGTTTCGGCTTGGACTCATTGGCTCTGTGGATGAATTCCTCTTGCGTCACAGCCTGATCTTCAAGCCAGCATGCCAGCCAATTTTTCACAGCTAGTTTGGCATGCTCGGTGGTTGATGTGTTGTTGGCCAAGTCGTATTCAGACGTTGTCTTGCCGGTAGTCTCAGACCACAGCTTGCGGTAAGCAGCCATGAAGCTCTTGGCCATGGTGGAAAACATCGCCTCTTTCAGGCGCTTGTACATCGGCGTCCGGAGTAGCTTGCGCACGTCTTCCGGCGGTAGGAGCATCGCTTTGGCGGAGATGTGCATGGTGTTCGCGATTGTGCCGTCGCTCAGCCGGGCCGTGATCTTGCCTTCGCCGTCTTCCGGCGGAGGAAGCGAGCCGGTGACGAGTCCGGGGTGCCTTGTTGTGCGTTGGATGCGGCCGCGCTCTGCCTTGGTCTTGCGTTCGACTGCTTCAGCCAGTGTGTGTGCATCCGACTTCGGCGCTGCTGCCGCTGCGCTGACGAGATCCGAGCGAAGCGAGGATCGAGGAACAAGAGGAAGGCTTGAAGGATCTTTCTGCTTTTTCTTACTTTCTGCAGAGTTAGCTTTACTTAGCGTCGGGGAAACAGCGCGGCGCGGCGTGAAAGAAACTCTTTCGTCACTTGGCTTTGTTGGCAATTGCGGCTTGGAAACTCTTTCGTCACTGGAAACTCTTTCGTCACTGGGACGAAACTCTTTCGTCACTTGGCTTTGTTGGCGAATGTGACTTGGAAACTCTTTCGTCACTGGAAACTCTTTCGTCACTTGGCTTTGTTGGAGAATGTGACTTGGAAACTCTTTCGTCACTGGAAACTCTTTCGTCACTTGGCTTTGTTGGAGAATGTGACTTGGAAACTCTTTCGTCACTGGAAATTGTTGGAGAATGCGACTTGGAAACTCTTTCGTCACTGGAAACTCTTTCGTCACTGGAAATTGTTGGAGAATGTACGTCCTAAAGACAACCCCGGCCGTGACTGACATCGTCCAGCTTTTTTGGAATCCTGTTGGGCGCACGGCTTTGATGCTCACAGCGCCAGCATCTGTCCATTTGTCCATGAGTTTACGTAAAGTCACATGGCTGATCCCGAGCGCTGACGCTTGCTGCTCTTGGGTGGTTTCCTTGTGATTCATCCGCATCCACTTGCGAATAATAGGCACATCATTGATGGGTTTTGGTCCGCGCTTCGTCATGTGGTCGTTTTCCATAAATTGTGTGGCTCTCAATTCCAGTACAAGCCCAACTTTTTCTCTTCTTGGCGCCAACGTTTCATCTTCTCAGCATTGTACTGGGCTGACTGCCTTGCTGCTCTTTGCATCTCGCGATGTCGAGTCTCAGGGCTGCGAAGATCCTCCATCAGGCCGATGTTGATGTAAAGCAATTCGCCGAAATTCGGGAACTCAGCGACAACCCGCGTTAGATGGAGGTGAGGGATCCCCTCGACCATCTTGATGAGCCCGCGGCGCTTCCATCCAGATACGAGCTTGGCGAGATGGTGGAGCGAGATGCGCAAGGCATGGGCTTGCTCAAGCTGGTTCAACCGGGCATGGTCCAGGAACATGTAGGCATGGAACCATCCGTGGTTGTCCTTGTCCTTCGGTGTCCTGGTTTTGCGTCGTCTCATGGCATTGAGGTAAAAGCGGGGAGTGTGACTCAACCCCCATCTGTGGCAGCTCGCCTCCGCATGACAGAGCTGTTTATCGATTCCACAAAGTCACACTCCCCTGGAAAGTTGTCGCTGCTATGTAAAATCGTGGGCAGGTGAATCGTCATGCGGGGTATCTATTTTGCGGCTGCGACGGCGATGAGGGCAAGATATTCAGATCACGTTGACTGTAAAGCCTCGTAATCCTTTGTATAATCGCAGCTTGTTCAACGAGTGTGCCGCAAGATGACGTTGCCCGATGTCCATCACATCATAGAATTTCACACTAGTCTTGCCATGATGTGGGGTAAGGTTGCGCATGCGCTGGATGGCCGCAACCTCACTTTTCTGGCCTTCTGCGTTGATAACAACTTCAATCTCGGGGATGTCAATGCCTTCGCCGAACACGGTGCCAATCAACACTTGGATATCACCTGCCTGGAATGCTTCAATCAACTTCCATCTCTTTGCAGATGGTGTTTTGCCGTGAACAACTTCGGCTTCCACGCCCATCGCGCTGATGTATCCGTACAGCTCCTTCATCTGGTCCAAGCGGCCGGTGTCTATTAGCACCCGCGTGCCTTCCCTGGCATGTTTCACGGCGACATCAGCCAAGAGCTTGTTGCGTGGCCTGCACGTGGCAACGCAGTCACGTACGACACGCTGCCATGACCACCCTTTTACGCTTTGAGGGTGCTGAAAGCGTAGGAATGTGATATTGGGCGCCATGATCATCCCGGCCTTGATCAGGCGGCCCATCGATACACGGTACAAGATCCCGCCGGTAACCGCCTTCATCCAGATGTTGGCGCTCTGATTCTCACGCAAGCGAGACACGAACACCGTGGCAGATAGGCCGATCTTGAACCAGGCATCACATTGCATGGCGATGTTGCGCCAAGCGGGCCCTTCCATGTGGTGATTTTCATCCACGAATAGCAAGTCAACGTTGGCCAATAGCCAAATGATATCGGACTTGTGCTTGGATGAACCCAGGCCTGCCAAGAGCGATTGGATGGTGGCCACGGTCACCATCTCTTTCGTGTCGTATTCACCTTCACCAACCATCCCAATTTGGAATTCTTGGCCAAAGCACTCCTTGAATGCATTGATGGTCTGCCCGAGCAACAAATCAGATGGAACCACGAACAATGTGCGGCAACCCAAAGCCCGAGCGAGCGCGGCCGCGGTGCGTGTTTTGCCCGAGCGGATCGGCAGGTTGAGAATGCCTTTGCCTGAAAACACCCCACGATTCTTGAGAGCAGCCTTCACCGCGGCTGATTGGTAGTCACGCAGTGGTTGGACGAGCCAAGGTGCCGTCCAAAGTCCCAAGGTTGGCTTGCGCCGCATGTCAACCATTTCGGCGCCGGGAAACTCAGCGCACACCTCGGACATCACACCCGTCGGAGCGATGTGATAATCGCCCTTGCGTGATTTTCGCAACAAATGCTCTCGCCCGTCCCAATATCCGTTGCGATATGCGTCACTGAATTCAGCACCGGCAACAGGATACGATGTCAGATCGTCAACCTGTTTCATCTCATCTTCGGTGCCCCAAACACGGCTCAACGTGTTGGTTACTTCGACTTTCATCTTGGATATTCTTTGCCAAAAGAAAACGCCGTCCAAGAGTCCGGTTGCCCGATGGTGCTCTCTTGGACGGCGCCCCAATGCCGATTACTTATTTGCGAAGCTGCGAATGCTAATTGGTCAAATGGATAGGCGTTTCACGTTCATGTTGAAGCCTTCGGCTGACATGAAGATGATGTCCCCGCTAACAGCATTCAGCTGGCTGAAGGTGAAGTTTGCTGGGATGAATGTTCTTTTCCTGAAGTGCATGTTGATTCTGGTTTGCGTTGACATGCCAATCGCGCCATCTCTTGCAAATGTGCCAACGATGTAGTTGGCGCTGTCGTATTGGCTTGCGACATTGCAAGCGAAAACAGGCACCAGACGCGGGTTGGTGTCGCACGGGATGTAATGAGCATCCAACTCCATCATGGTCGACGGGGCAGGCGCGCCAACCATTGGGATGACTTCTGGCGAGCCTGAAACTGTGTCCGCGGTGTGGCAAAAGCCACTCGTGCCGTATATTGACACACCACCACCAAATTTTTGCGCATTGCAAGAATAAACCCAATCACCCTCAATGATGCAGCTGCGGTAGGAAAGCGTGGCTGCCGCCCGATACCCAATCCCGATGTACAGCGTTGCTGCTCTTGGAATGGTGTTGCCGCCGCTGTCAGTGATGTCGTTTACGGCGCGGCCGCGTGATGGCGCGACGCTGCAAGCAACGACTTTCAATGGGGCTGAGTTGGCTCTGTATGGCGTTGCGTACGCGTTTGCGAGTTGGCAGTGTCTTCCTCCGCAAAGGTAGATGTAGAATGGCACATCAGTCCCGGCGGGGGTGCCAGGTTGCAACGTCGATGAGATCTCTGCCGTGATCCCTTGGTCATTTGGAAAGTATTCAATGCGCTCGCCATCAATCAACGGGATGTGCTCGACTCCAGCAGGCAACTTGATTACGGAATCCGTGGCGCTATTGACAAGCGACCAAACAGGCGTGCAGCCTGTCAGAATGCCGTGGAAGCTGCTGAATGGACCTTCGATCCTGCGATGGAGCAAGCGCACAAATCCAAAATCATAGGCAGTGGTGCCGCCGCCTGGAGGGACGGTGACTGCAAACAGCCCGATCTTGTTGCTTGGAACGGTTGGCAGAACAGGGGCACCGCTCGCTGTTCCGGTGATGATTGACAACGTGCACAAAGTTCCGGGCATGGCGGCAGCATTGACTGCCACAATGTCGTAACGCGTGTTCATAGCATCCGCAGCAGCGTGGAGCAAAGTGGCGGCAGCCCATGCTATTTCGCTGAAATCAGACATTCCAGGGCCCGTGCCACCAATTGGCGCATTTGCACTTCCAGCGTCGTAAATGACATGCAATCCAGTTCCTGCTGTTGCACCTGGGACCTTCTGCAAAGCGGGTATTGGGGTCGAATCTCCGGCCATTCCTGAGATGATGGATCCATTCGCATCCAAAATATTGGAACGCTTGCCGCTATCACGCATGAAATTGTGCGTGTACGATTCAACCAGAGCAGCCTGGTCTGCGATCCCGTAAGGGGCCACTGATTGGCCGATGTTGTCGATGTTTCCGGTGGGGATGGGAGTGCTGGCGCTCACAGACAAAACATGCCCCAAGAACAAGATGCCAGAGCCTCCAAGCAACGGATGGACTGCGTGATCTGTGACCAACGGGCCCATGAGCATGACTTGGTAGTCTGAGGCCGTAGTTGACGGAACGGTTTGACCACACCCGTTGGCGATGGTGACATAGTTACCGCCGCCATCATGGGCAATGGTGCCAATTTGGAACGCATTCTCAACCAAGACGCCACGGACAGCACCGGGACCGCCATCGGATGTCGACTTCAGCCAAACTCGAACACTGCGACCTGAATGGTCATCAGCGGAGGCCATCATGAATGCCGTGTTGACGTACATCTTGATCGATGTTCCGGCAGCAGTTACGCTGTCAGGATTGGCCAAATAACCCAACAACTCTATGTAGTTGGTGTACTCAGCATCGCCTGTTCGTGGGTTGGTCTCGATGCCGTTGTCCACTTCTACTTGGGTTGTTGCAATGTCATACGTCTTCGTGCCTGGTGGGATTGGGACGTTTTGCAAGTCGGAGTGAGAACGATCACCAGCCGGACCGGAAAGCAATGACTGGATGATTCTGCCCAAGCCATCAGTGCCAATGAAATCATCGACGGCTGCGATGTTGACATGGTTGTTTCCAGTCGGAACGATGCCGCCGTTGGTCAGATTCACAAACAAGCAGCTACGATTCCACAACCTTTTGGTCGCTGCTCTTTGCGATCCGATCAGGTAGTCCAAAATCCCCTGCTTCAAGGTGTCAAGCGGCAGGATCTTCTTGTTGTAGATTCTCGCATATTGATCAGTGGTTGGCATCGTCGAACACCTCAGAAGTTGGCTGTTTTGTCAATCGTACCGCGGCGGCTGGTCCCGCTGCTCAGCTGAACAACCGCGTACCTCAATGGTAGTATATGGACTTCAGACATCCGAACCATTGCCGAATCACCAGAGAAGCTGAAGTTGATGCCACCTTGCTGGTTGGCCCCGGTCACCGTGACGCGATCACCGCTGGTGGGCAATATCAGGTTCCCATCGAGGTAGATTCGGGTGCCAGTGTTCGAGCCGTCGATCACGAACGACTCGATGCGGATGTTGAACCAAACTCCGGCCATCAACTCGATGCGCGTGGCGTCATCTTGAGCGACCGTGACCCAGCTGCCGCCGGAATGAGACTGCAACATCACCCGTGTGCTGTTGGTTGATAGCACCAAGCGCATAGCTCCGACGGCGCCTGAGTTGGGCAGATACCATTGGAAGATGATGGCAGATGTCGAGCTGTTGAATTGGAAATCCGTCGAGATCTCGACATTCCCCAAGCCGGCCGGGGTTGTGCATGTGATGCGCGGCGTCAGCGTGACCCCGGCAGCGACTGTCATGACGTTGTTTGCAACAACGGGATCGGGGCCTGTCACAACCCAAAGAGGCGCGCCTGTTCCTGACAAACTCATGTCATCCAAGAATTCCAACAATTGCACTTCGATTTTTTCACATATTGGTCGCTGGATCGCGATCATGTCAAGCAACAACTCCTTGTCTGTGTTGCCCGTGTCCATGATTTTCAGCAGTGACCATGTGCTGGCATAACGGTCGATTGGTTGGATGTGAGTCGCCAAATACGTGCAATCGCCAGCAACGTCAACATTGTATGGCCCGCCAATTGCGTATGGCAGCGATGCGTCGCTGCTATTGTCTAATTCCAAACTGGTCTCACCGCACACCCAGCGGTACTTGAACCAATCCAAATACACAGCAGAGCGCCCGGTGAGTGTGCGAATGGCCGAAAACAAGCCGGGAAGTGTTCCAAGCTGTTTCCAAAGCGACGGAGCGAGCTTCACGAGTTGGCGCAACTTCGCAGTGCTCAACCTTGACACAATATCATACAAGTCAGGCCCGAGTCCCACCAGATCCTTGTAATACCATAGCAAGTCATCCCGGACGCGATCCGGTGATATTTGGTCAAACAGGGCGATGATCTTCCCTTCGATCAGTTGGTGCTGGGCTTGGTTGCCGAGCATGAAGCGCTTTAGCAACTGCTTTGCGGCATCATCATCACGTAGCGGTTTGGCAATATTGCTGTATGCGTCAAATTGCCCTTGCCATTCAATTCCCATGTTGGCTGCCTATCATTTTGCCGTTGTCGTGATGTTGATGGTGACGGATCCCAGCACAGGCAACTCGCGCGGGCTGAGCAAGACGTTGGACGCCGGGGATGTCAAGATCATGTCAGTCGGCCTTGGGATGCTCTCCATGATGATGTCGGTCAACTTGGCAGTTGCCACCTTGCTGCCAAACGACCAAAGCCAATTGCCGTCCGGATCCTTGGCCAACGGGTGCAAGAAGCCAGCCAACGCTGTTAGCACCGCAGACGTTTCGCCATTCTCCACAGTCACAACAACATCAATCGTGCGGGGCACAAAGTTGGTGGCATAAACCTTGTTGTTGAACACGCAGTTCATCTTGGTCTTGGTGCGGGCGTTGAACTGCGTGTCCAAATCATCCAAAACACCAGACACCACAGGATCGCCACCGGTGCCCACCACTACAACTTCAAGCGTCTTTGGGCCAAACGACTCCTCAACAGCAATCGAACGAGCAACAGGCCGAGAACCGTCTGCGGCCACGTAGGCAGTTGCCAAGTATTCAGCATCAACAGCGGTCACCACGCGCTCATTGGAACGTAAGGCAATGGGAGCAGCAGCCTTCAAACGCATCAAGTCTGCGTCAGTGGATCCTTCCATGTTCGACCAACCAGATGCTGCTCTTGGGTTGGTTACGGTGGCAAACCAAGCAATTCCGGACATGTTGACTGTGACCGTGTTGGCGCCCACGTTCCCATCTTGATCCGCGACCAATGTACGGTACAAGGAGCGTATGCTGTCCGTGCCAACATCGGGCACCTTGCCGTTGTTCCCGTCTCCAAAGTAGATGTCGCAAATGCCATCATCGTCAAACGCTTTGGTGTAGTGTTTGTCGGTTGGTGTGCTATTCAGAAAGTTGGGCACATTGACCCACGTCGATTCGATGCCGCCCTCAGTCACCAAAATGGACAAAATGCTGTCATCTATGACAGGGAAATTGGACAACTGGAAGTGTTGATTTGGCGTGCCATCGCTGGAACCCAACGGATCATCTTCGTACGATTTGCCTTGGGTAGCCGTGAACATCTGGTATTGGTTCCCGTCACTGATGGATGCGCTGCCAAATGTGAAAGTTGGCGTCCCATCGGTCGATACCACCCGCCAACGCATCCAATGCATGTTGTCACCACCGGCTGGCATCCCGATCGTGGTGCGAGTCCAACCTGCCGTGACAGACCAAGGAAGGTTGAGCGCGACATCAACCGGATCCGCGCTGGCGGTCGACAGCCCGTTGGTGCCATCAGCCGTTATGGATAGAGCGCGCCATGCACTACCAACTGTGTAGTCATTGGTGGAAAGCGATGGCTGGGCTTGGCCTAGCAACGCGGTCAACCCGGACGTTGAAGCGATGTTGATTCCACCTTGATACGTTGATGTCACGTCTTGGAAAGCGCCGGTCAGGTTGCAACGCACGCGAACAATCGCGCCTGCCATATTTGTGGAACCTAGGATGGTGGTCAAGTCGAACACCAGCGCTGCTGCTCCGGAAACTTGCTGGAGTGTCACGCCCTTTGGGACACTTTGATCCAAGTTGCCATCGTAGTATTCCCAAACACCCGCCATCACACCAGCGGTACGGGCACTGAGGATGATGCGCAACAAATCCCACATCACACCAGTGTGCCCAAAATATATGGCATTATTTGCCGATGTTGTAGTCCAAGGCGTCCAAGGGTTGTTTGCCAAGACATCAGCTGTGTGATCTGTGAAATTCGAGCCGTTCCAAGATGCCACCATGCCAACCTGATCAGTCCGCGCGGTGATCACATCTGCCAAGACTTCGTATTCAACAGACGGATTCCCACGAGCAGCCATGGTGGAGAACCTTGACCCATTCGGAACCGTCGTGGTTGTGGATTCGAATATCTGGGTCAATTTGCCAAGCACACCAACAGCGGCCGGGGTTGCCTGTTCTAGTTGCTGGCCAATGGCCGCAAGCAGATCCACGTGGCTGCTCCGCAATTTGGCCGTCGGCAAAAACATCTCGTTGGCAACCATGTCCAACATGACCATGTTGTGGTGCCCGGATGCGGCACTGGCACGTGCCAGTTGGATATGTGGTTCAAGCGCATCCTCGTCCGTGAGCTCAGGGCAATTCACCCGCATGTATGCGATCAAGTCTTCCAGCAGTTCTGGATAAAAATGACTTGAATAATTCAATGATGGGACGTTGACTGTGGTTGCCATGATTTACCTGACGGTGAAAGAGCCACCAGCGGAGCGAGAGATGGTGAGGTTGTCTGGCTTGTTTTCCTCAAGGTTGATATATGACACATCTGCTGTCATCTCGCCATCAACAGAAGTGAAAGTGATGGGGCCGTCTAGCGATGCTCGATTCTCCAATGACAACCGTTTGAATAACGCCTTGATTCTGACACGCAGATCAGATTGCGCATCTTCATTGTTCAACTCAAAAATGTGCTGGCTTCCCAACCCCAGATCGTCTTGGAATGGATTTTCACTGTCACAGTCCTGAAGGTTGTTGCGAATCAGCTTTTTCAATTGGTCCAAGCCGGTGGACCGCTTCAAACCGCCACGGCCGTCAGAGTCCATCGGCGAGTCGATGCCAACCTTGCCTGTCCCTGTTGGCAATTTAGGCAATTGGTTGCTCCGCTACGAAGTTCACATCACAACACCCTATTCCAGGAACATTGTGGTAGATCCCGGTCCCACGTGGTGGTTCCCCGCCATCAGTCCACTGGAACACCTTCCAATTGGCCCACGGAGCTGGAAGCTTGTCAGGCGGCATCGGATTTGGCATGTGATATCTGGGAACCCAAAGGTCAACGAACTTTGCTCGCTCCCAAGTAGGGTTGCCAATCACCAGCCAATGCCGATAGCTGGTGTACAACAGCGGCCGCGAACCATTGAGGATCCCGGAAGCGTCCAGGTGGGCATAGAACTGATCCAGATACTCCAGGCCGTGGCGCTTCACGACATCAGGATCAACGTTCTCATAGCTTTTGGTTTCAAAATCAGCACATAGACGTTCGCGCGGTTCCAAATCGCCCACTGCTTTGATCAGCAGATCCGCTTGGTCTTTGGGCGATTTCTCGATGTGCAAGAATGCGTAATACACCCCAATCGTGAAGTTGGGGCTTTGTCGAAATCCCAACTTGTTTGCCTTGAACGTGGGATCTGTGTATGATGTGCCTTCCGTGGCCTTAGCGCCGAAAAAGCGCGCGCCTGAAGCTGCCAGAGCACCCCAATCCTTTACGGGATCCCACTTGGAGATGTCAGGGCCCCAAATCTTTCCATCTGTTGTGACGGTGTTGGTTTGGGTCACGGCTGTGACTCCCCATAGGTTGCCCACGGCGATGGCACTTGTGGCAGGTTTGGCCTTGCGCTTTGCAAACGTGGCGGGATCAATTGATATTGGTGAGACGTGATGATGACTTGTTCGTCGATGTACCGTCGCAGGAGAGGGATTTGCTTGTCCATAGTGTTGGACACTGCTTTGGTGATTGCGTTCTCAAAGGAGCCAGGCGCCAACCAAAGGAAAAGACCCAAAAACGAGCCAATCACCGTCGTGCAGATGATGATGGCTGTTTTGAGTTGCTTGTATCCTTTGGCTGCAGGGCATGCGCGTTCATGTTCCAGTATCGCTATGTCCATGGCGTCCTTGGAGACGGATGTCGGTGGTGGAGTTATCTGTTGCGCTGCTGCGATTTGATCTGCAGCATCCTTCATGACTTCTGCAGCATTTTGCAAATTGTCAAGGGTGTCGTCCAGCGCCCGCTGCTTTCCGGTATCAGTGAGTGACTGGACAACACCATTCGCGTCATCATCGCTTTGTTGCGATCTGGATGTTTTTGGCTTTTCACCATTCACGGGGCGCATGCCACGGTGCCGCATTTTCTGATGCTCACTTGTGTTTTTGCAGCCGCCAAACAGTCCAACTTCATGTCTACGACTGTTGACGACTTGTTTTTATTGCAAGCTTCCAAACAACTAGTGGCTTCGCGGCATTTTAGGCGTTTGACGTTGTTGCATGCGGCCGTGCACTTATCAGCTTGGGCACTTGGGAGCAAGGCGCATTCGACCGTGCCGCACTGCCTAACTTGGTCCACGGTCTGAGCGCTGTTCAAGCACCCAACCTTCAAGTCGGTCACAGTGCTTCCGTTTTCATCGTTGTACACGAAAGCATGAATGCAGTCGGGATCCGCGCCTTCTGTGCAATGGAGCTTGTATAGCTTGTCGCAGAGCGCCTGATAGGTGATTGATTGGACGTCCGTCTTTGACGGTGCGTCGGATGTCACGGCAGCATCCGGAAGTGGGAACGGCGTTGGGGGCATTGGATGCGGGCAGGCCGTGAAAAGCAACGCCATGCCGAGCGCTATGATTGCAGGTTTCAACATGAGGTCACACTCCAAGATTGGCAACGATCAGGTTGCTGGTGCCCTGCAAGATGAACTTCTGCGAAACCCAAGCCAGGCCGTTCCATCCCCAGCGCTTGCTCCATGAGTTGCCAACCAGGCCTTCCACTTCACCTTTGGCATTGGTACGATAGCCAAGGCTGTAAATCCAGTGATCGAAGTCGGTGCCGCAGAAGTCAAGGACTTTGGATCCATTTGGATCGGAGAATCCTTGGAACGTGTTGCCGCTGGCCGCGACTGCATGCATGACCGTGTGACCACTCGAAAGCGCTTGCTTGTATTGGGTGAGCTTGTTTTGCCCCTCATCGATGGCGTTGAAACCGAGCAATGGGATTTTGAGACAAGACTCTAACTCGCCCAACTTCAGCTCATCGTTGACGTGTGCGTCAAGATGGCTGCTGTAATCAGGTGAATCGGCTGTCCGGCCGCCATCAACATCGCCTTCTAGCGCAATGCCCCAAAGTCCAAGCGAGCGTGTGACTGAGTTGGGCATCGCTCCGTCATCTTGCAACGGGACGTCAGGGTTAATGCGGTCAATGGCGCGCCCGAGCGCGTAGATGATGCGTGGAGCAGGAGGCTTGGCAAGCGGTTTGTCGTGCGCGGACATGGTGATGTCAACGCCGCCAGCAGTCCCGTGCCCCGTACACGAGCCTGTTTGATCTTGGTCCCAAATCGACCGCAGAAACTTCAGCAGGTTCGCTGCAGCAGGAGCCGACAATCTGGCAGCAGCCAGCAGATGGAACCCATTGTACTTGTGACCAATTGGATCCGGGATGTAGCCTCGACCTTTGAGAGGGGTTGCTTGTGGGCTCATATTCGTGACTCCTGTGCAGTTGGTTGATTGTGATCAAAGCCAAGCTTATTGAAGCTTGTCCTTGTATTCTGCGTTCACGGCTTGTCGCAATTTTTCTTTCGCATCGGCCGATAGCGCTGTGGCACCAAGTTGGGCATGTTCCGCGGCGGGACAACTTGCCAATCCTGCCTGGGCTGCAGCGAAGCATGTGATCACGTCATCAGGCCAAGTCGAACCAGCGGCCGCGTGGATGCACGGCAAGACATTGGTCCAAGCCGCAGCAATGGTGCTGCATTGGCTGACGATTTGGATCAGCTGTCCTGAGTCCTTGACTGTGGTGATTGATGCGCAAGCGATTTGGGCCTCATGCTTTTGCCACCAAGCACACCCGCCAAGCGTCGATACCGACACCCCCAATATCAACATGGTGGTTATTTTGGTGATTGTGTCGGTCTGCAGGGTGCCACCCATGTTAAGTCCAACCTTCATCAAGATGCTGAGAAGCACAACGATGCCGCCAGTTTGTGCCCAATGTATGTGGCCCGCAACAGCAAGGCCGAAGTTGGCAAAGCTGACCATCACGCAGCTCCAAAATTCAGTCGTCTTGAAGACGCTCTTAGGATCCGCGCCTTGCAGATACTTGGTCAACGTCCGTGCCGCCAAGTAGATCACGGCAATTCCCGCACCGGCAAGCCCTGCCCAGGTTGGTGAGATGGAGCCTGACATGGCAGAATAGGTGTCGATGATGTAGCCAAGAATGGCAAGGATGATGGCGGCGGCTTTTGGCCCTTGTGATGTTTTGACTGCGTCCATGGGAAACCTCCTGTTGGCCTATTCTAAGTCTTTCGTTGTTTGTTCCATCTCTGCTAGTGCCTTTTGGCGCCCATCCTCCACAATTCTTGCAGGTATGCTTGCGAGCGTGCAACTTGCTCAATCCAAACAGGCCCGTAGCACAGATCAATACCCTCATTCCAAAGCGGATCTGGAAGGCCAAAAACCCATGGGCAAGCATTGGCGCCCGTTTGCCATGGGATGGCCCCGGTAAGCGTGTTGTTGCCCAATTCGACACCATTAACGTACAACCGTATGTGCGATCCATCGTACGTAAGTGACAAAAGCGCCCATTCACAAAATGGGACACGATTGTGATCAACTTTGACAAATATTGGTGCCACTGTCCCATCGAACGTCATGTTGGCGCCTCGTTGGGCGATGCTCATGTGCACAACTTGATACGGGGATACCCAAGTTGACGGACGAAACGGTTTGGAAATTATGCGCCCATCATTGTCGCCTGGACGAAAGTACGTTTGGACAAATACCCAAACAGATAATGTCAAATAGTTTGGCGGTTCGAATGCCCCAACAGCTGTCAGCATTCGCAAATTCTGCGTCGTTCCTGGTGAGTAGATGCCGCCGCTGAATTGTTGCTCTCCAAACGGACCAACAACGCCAGGAATCGGCGTCCCCAAGTTGATCGTCAGGTCATTGGTCCCTGTGATTTCGTTTTTGAAAGATGTTGCTGTTGATGGCTCTTTGAACAAGAACAACGCAAGTGTGTCTGAGTCATGCGGTGCAGGGATGTCGTAAAGCTTCACAAGCGCCGTAGAAGGGCCAGGGCCACGCAGGCTCCCAATGGATGTTCCCCAAGCAGATGAGCCTTTTCTGTAAACATCACCTTTCATCAGAACCTTTTCGCGGCCCGTTTGTAACAGGTCCCAAGATCACTGACGCTGCGTGCAACTTGTTCGATCCAAACAGGCCCGATGCGTGCATCCAAGCCTGCGCTTGCCACACCAACGGGTTCACCAATAACCCATGGGCAAGCATTGACACCCGAAGACCAAGGGATAACCCCGGTGCGGCTGGCTGTGCTGACCTGTTGACCGTTCACGTAAAGCTTCACACTTGCCCCATCGTACGTGAGCGACAACATGGCCCATTCAAACAAAGGCACCAAACGCTCATTCACAGACACTGCGGTCGATCCAATTTGGGCTTTCAACACCCCGGTGGAATCAAACCAGATTGCGACCACACGATATGGTGATGCCCATGCTGATGGGTGGTATGGTTTGGTGAGCAGATTCCCATCACCAGTTGCTCGCCGATAGTTGTGCAAAAACACCCACAAGTTCAACGTTATGCTTGTTGGAGGCTCGAATGCGCCCACTGATGTTGTGACTATGGCAACGTCTTCCAAATAGCCATTGGTGAAAATGGCGCCGCTTGGGCTTGAAGGGCTTGATGGGTATCCAAACGGGCCAACGCACCCCAAGTGGAGTGTTCCAGCTGTCTGGTGCAAGTCGTTCGCTGATGTGATGGCATTTTGGAAGGAGCTTCCAGATGTCTCGTTGAACAAGTAAAGCGCAAGCGTATCACTGTCTGATGGCGTCGGCTGGTTCGCGCCGTAAAGCGGCACATATATTGTGGCAGGCGGAGGGCTGGCAATGTTTTCCAACGGGCTGCCCCATCCAGCCTCCGTTTTTCTGTAGAGATCGCCACGCATCTTGCAACCTAATCACAGCGAATGGCAAGCAGATGTGACCAATGATGACACCGTTGCGCCCGAGTACACTGTGGAATCTATGCGCACATCCTCAATCAGACCATACCATTGACGGGTGGTGGTTCCGTAGTCAGCACCGATGACGTATGCCCCGTGTGTGCTCCAATAGAGCGCTGTGTTTGCTGCCGTCGTGCCTGTGCTCACGGCATAACCATCGACGTAGCCAACAATTGCGCCAGTTGAGTATTTATATGTGAATCCGATATGGTGCCAAGTTCCAACAAACAAATTCTCAGTCACCCCAAGGCTGACACCCGTTTCAACTCCTGATGGTTGCGTCCAAAAGTCGAAATACCACTGATTGGTGTTGTTGCCGTTGCCGTTGAAGCGCATACACCAAGCATAAGAACCTCCAGATGAGTTTTGCTCTTTCCCTAGCAGAATCGCCCACTGTGCGCTGAAGACAACTTTGACCCAAGCGAAAACGCTGAGATCGTTGGATTCGCCAAGAGACGTCGTGGTTGTCCGAAGCAATCCCTTGTTGTCAGATGAAACAGCCTCAAGAGCAGCAGCCGTGCCGTATGCGCCATTGCGGCGCGTAACGTTGGCTGTGCTGTATACGCTGAGGGCGAGCGTCCCGGCTGTACCGATGTTAGCAAAAGGTGGACCGCTGGTGAAATCCCAATAGATTGGAACACTGCTGTAACTTGGCCTTGTTGGTGTGCAACCACCCCCGCTTCCCGCGGGCGTGGCCCATGCTCCCGAGCCGTTCAGAAAGTGCGCAGCGTTGCCGTCGCCCTGTGGAGCAAAACCTGGCAGACTTGTCGTCATGTTTTGGCCCGTGGCTGTCGTGATGCTCAGCAGAGATGCAGGGACGTTGGCCAATACGGCCTTGGGGCTGTTTGATGTCGAGACGCTGGTTGCTGTCGTGGTGACGGTGCCTGAACTCCAAGCCACGTTGCCATCAGCGTACAATGTCACAGCAGGCCCGGCTGGCCCTGTTGGGCCCTGGATGTTGCCGTTCAACGTCCAACTTCCGCCCGCGCCGCCCGCGCCGAGCGAGTAGACATTCCCAACGGCTCCACCGCCCGCGCTGGTTTCGAGATAGTAGTCACCAGAGACAGAACCACCAACGCTCGATGGAGGGTTGGCGCCCGTCCACCACTTCGCGCCAGGCGTCCCGTTTGTGCCATTGGTTCCGTTAGTTCCGTTTGTGCCAGTTGTCCCTGTGGCACCCTTGATGTTGCCGACGGAGCTGCCCCAACTTCCGCCCGTTCCGGTCATCGTGTAGACATCGCCAGTCGTGGTGTTGAGATAGTAGTCGCCCGAGATCGATCCGCCCACGCCGCTGGGCACCCCTGCAGCTTCCCACCACTTCGATCCAGGTGCGCCATTCGTTCCATTGGCCCCATTGGTCCCGTTTGTGCCATTGGTTCCAGGCGATCCATTGGTTCCGTTTGTGCCGTTAGTTCCCGATGGCCCTTTGATGTTGGCTATGGCGCCGCCGCCCCACGTGCCGCTGGCATGCTGCCAAACATTCCCAGTTGCTGTATCAAGGTACAGGTCACCATCATTTGCGCTCACCGCTGGTGCCCCGCTGCCGGTGAACCAGTGATTTGCTGTCCCACCAGGGATGAGCGACGGGTCAATGGTTCCAGCCGGGCACGACGTCCGCACAAATTGCTGATAGCACGTGGCGTGTGAAAATGAATCCACAAGCAGAGACAACAATACTCCACCCAATACGGCAAACGTCTTTTTCATCCTGCAGATCCTCCAATGTACTTCCAATAAGGTGATCCCGTTCCTGTCAAAAAGGCGCGCAGGTGAATCTCCTCACCGGCCGGGACTTCCCATGATGGGTAACTTCCTCCAACAAATGCCCCTTTGATTGGAGCAAGACTCGTTGTCCCCAAACTTGTCACAGCCATATCAGCAGTGAATGTCAGAGATATGTCTGTTCCATCATGGACACTAGATGGGACTTCGACGCCAATCAACGGGCCTGTCCCTGAAACTTTCAGTTTTCGGGCTGTTGCAAATCCAGAAATGCCGCCACTTGAAATGCTGACAGCTGTGAAAGCTTCATCCGCGCCGCCAGATCCAGACATGCCTGCAGGGCCTTGGATGTTCCCAACCGGTGATCCCCAAGTCGATGGGCCTTTTTGGTAAACATCACCATTCGACATGTCCAGATAGAAATCATCACGCACACCAAGCGTGCCGGCGGGAACGCCGGTGCCTTCGTACCATGCGGTGGGAGCAACCCGGTCACCAGGATCTGTCGTTCCCAAGTCAAGATAGAAATCTCCAACAGAGCCAAGCATCCCAGACGGAACGCCATCACCAGTCAACCAATTGCTGCCATCAGAAAATGTTATCCAATCTGTGGTGGCTGGCCCTGATTTGCCCCAAAAAGCAACATGCAATCCGGAAATTGGATCCAATTGCTGAGCAACAGATGGCATCGGGCGATCCAAGCCAACTCTTGGAGGATCTACGGTCGAATCTGTGGTTGTTGGATCAAAGATGATTGCTTCCCAAACCAAGGCATGTTTTGCGATCTTGAAGCCGGCAATCTCGGCCACCAGCTTTGTGAAAGCGGATGTGATGATTTTTTGCTGCTCAAGCGGCAATTGCATGTAATCGGCAGGCAATCCAGACAGAAATGCCACACCAGCATCAGACTGCGCGTCACAAGTCTCATCGCCAATCAGCTTGCCTATTGGGTTGTCTGCCATGCTACTTCAACCATCCTAGCAGCGAGAGGAATGCCTCATCAGCACCCTCTGTGAGCAGCTCGTTGATATCAACCACAGCTTGGGCAAGACCGGGCTGCAACCCGGACAATGGCCCTTGGGCCGCTGCTTGCATGGACGTCAAATCCATGGAAAGTTTCTGAAGCAACGTGCTGAGCTTGTCCCAAAATAACGTGCCTTTTACCATCTTTTGATCAGCCTGGTCGCCGCCAACCCGGATCTTGCCATCAATCACATCCAAGATGGTGTTGTTGAGATCAAACTTGATTTTGTCTGGTGTGATTGTTATGGTGTCTTTGGATTCTTGGCGCCCGAGTGTGATGGACTGCGCCTTCTCATCGAGGATGAGCATCAACCCGCCCTTGGACACGAAGCCACGGCGCTGAGGGTAGTTGGTCAGAAGCGCTTTGGGCAGCGGCATCCCGTTCTGCTGGCCTGTTGGAGGCGCATGCCGCCATCGCAACCCTGGATTCAGCATGAAGCGCTCGCCCTTGTACTGATCCAACCCAACGTCGGTCACATCTACCATGACTTCAACGGTTGAGCCGACGTCTGGCATGAAGAGCATTGCTGCTCCGCCGAGGCTGCTGAAGGCATTCGAATCGGGCACAGCCCAATGCGGCAACTCCGTGGCTGCTCCCACCAGTGATTGGCAACGCACTTTGAGCCGTCCGCGTTTTTCGGGATCCGTGATGTTGGTCACGATGGCATAATGCGACTCTGTGATCGTGCCGCTCAAAACCGCATCACCTTGTTGGCTGTGAATTCACACGTGTACGGTGCTGGAGCGACCATGTGGCGCACACGTGTGAAGAAATACTCTCCATCAAGTTGGTCGCCAAGCCCGAGCAGCGTGTGTGTTTGGCGCGCTCGCAAGGTTTCGGTGCCGATGACGGATCCTTGTACGGTGATGAAATTGTCTTGGCGCTTCTTGAACCATTGCCAAAGGAATGCTGAGGCCTCATCCAGGTCGTTGAAGCGTCGGTTGGGAGGCACCGTCACGTCGATGGCGAAGCCGCCGGCCGCAATGCGCCAACGTGCTGCATTTTCGAATGCGTGGACCATCGCATCCTTGGCCTTGCGCTTTAGCACATGCGAGGGTGATTCTCTGCGTGGCCGGTTGCTGTTGCGACGCACTGATGGGGGGTTCTCTGTGGCAGATGCCTTCGCCAGCAGGCCGCCACCGCGCGTGAAAAATGGGCTTTCAGCGCTGTCTTCATCACCGATGCTGTGCGATTCCCGAACTGACACCCATTGCTGGGCCTTGCCGTCCCAAATTAGAATGGTGGCCGCGGTGACGTTCTCATGCAACCCGTACTCAGGCATGGCATCGAGCAAGGTGCCCGTACCATTCACGCCGTACCTGAACACATACATCGGCTTTTGGTCGTGCTGGACAGCTTTCCAATGAAGCACCCAAACGTTGCGTTGGGTGTCGTAATCCACCCAGGCATCACGGTCGTTCAGGTTGGCCAAGCCCTTGACGATTTCCCAATGGTTTTGGTTCTTCTTGAGGATCACATCCTCGTGTCTGTCTGTGTGATCAATATCAAGATGGAACGCATGTTGCTCGGCGATGGCAACAACGACATCACTGTGCCTGGCTTGGCTGAAGACTTGTCCAAGATTATCAGCACCACCGACGGGTTGCGAGACGATCGCCTTGGACTTTAGCCTGCTGCTCTTGATTGGGCTGGTGGCATGCGACATCTTCACGCTGGCATCATAACCCTTGACTTCCAACACCGGCATGCCTTCACGTGGAAAGCGTGGTAAGTGTTTCTGCCAGCACACCCGGCCGACAAAATTCCACTTGTGGCCAAGTTGTCCATATCCAACACTGAGTTGGGCCTCATTTTGATAACTTGGCTGGAATACCTTGTGCGTATTCCAATCAGGCCAATCAGGATCCACCAGCCCTGGGTTGGTGATGTTGATGCGCAACATGTCAGCCATGCCGATTGCGCTTTCATACTCGACTGATTCAATGTATTGGCTGATGTCTTGGCTGACAGTTATGCCGTTCACGTCCAAGCGGAAATTGGGCGCCAGGTCATCGCCGTCAACACGATTCCCTGGCGCGCCCAAGTCTGGTTTGTCCAGTGATGTGCGTGCGGCCAACATGTTGGCCATTATCGGGGTGAATGAGAGAGGTGGCATGTTAGGACGTGAGGATCAGCGATTGGCGAGGCTGCGATCGGAGCTGGTACATTTTGGAACGCAAGGCAAGGCCTGCCGGCGTCCTCACCAAGACCCTGGACATTGGTTCAACGATTCGATCAGCAATGGTCTGGTAGGGCGCCAACGGGATCACGGTGCCTGGCGAAGTCCCTGGATGTGGTAGCGTCGGGTTGTCAAAACGGAGCAACGATCCAAGCATAGGATCGCCGTACTCAGTGAGGGCAATTTGCTCCCACGTATCACCATATTTGGTGGTGTAATAGTAGGTATGCGGCTTGGGCTGGTCTATCAGACCATAGCTCACGGGGTCATAGATGGCCAGGACGATGCCGAGAGTGACGCCGCGTAGCGTGCCATCATTACGCAGCGAATCCCAACGCGGCTCGCCAAGCGACTTTACCACCACAGTTTCGTTGATGGTGTTGCCCCAAAGGAACGCGAAGCGAGGCGGCCGCGCCAGGCCGATGTCTTTCACAACGCTGCGTTTCAGATTGTCGTACAACTCTTGGATGTCTTGTGTGGAGTCATCGGCCCAAAGCTTCATGGTGAACTTGAAGCCTTTTTCCTTGCCATTGCTGTACTGGATGACGGGTTGGTCTTGCCCCATGGTGGCGATCTCGGTCCATTCACCTTCCCAACCTGTGTCCTGCATGTCAAGTGGCAGATACTGGAATTGGATCGCCTTGACCGTTTCGCCATCCTTGGTGCCTTTCAGGCGCCGTTGGTCAGACCAAACCGGGATGAGCTGTGGAAGCGGAGCCTGTGGTGTTACGCGTGTGGTGCTCATGTTTGCTCCGTCGAAGTGATGGCAATGAACTGACGCTGCCAAGGCGTCTGCGTGAATCCTGCGCGCTCACCAATCTCTGCCTTGTGACGCGCGGTTGCGCCGGCTGTCTTTCGTCCATCCGTGTTGAGAGCAGCAGACAACTTGATGTCCAGCTTGTTTTCAACTTTCAAGTTCTTCTTCAGGTCGGAGATGTCCTTGGGCGACATCCGGGACATGTTGTCGCCGCTGGTCGATGTGGCTTGCTGTGCGAGCGACATGCCGCCTGAGTCACCGGTGCCGGACGCTCCGCCGTTGTCTGCCATCTTGGGGTTGCTTTTGCCCTCGGAAAAATCGTGAATCTTTTGGGCAGTAGCGATAAGGTTGTCATTTCCGACGCCGAGCCATGATGTGATGGCATTGAAACCATCAAGCAATGTCGCCAGCATGCCAGCCGCGGATCTGATAGCACCCACAACCCAATGCTCGATGGCGTTGCCGAGGACTTGTGCGACCACCACGATGCCGTCCCACATTGGCTTGAATTGCTCCCAAATCCATGCGCCAACAGATTTGAGAATTCCAAACCAATGCGTGACTTCCCACACCAAGACATCCCATATGGGCATGAGTTGATCGAGGAGCCAGCTGCCAACAGCCTTCAGGACGCCCCAAGCGGCACCGAATATGACCCCAAGAGCAGCGCCAACTGTGCTGATGTAATCCCATATGAATGTTGCCACGGGCATGATGTAACCCATGATTGTGTTCCAAAACCCTTCGATGGTGCTGCCCAAGCCCATGACCCAATCGACGGCACCGCCCAACCACTTGAACACTGCTCCGAGTGTCGTCATGATGGTTCCGAGCCATGATACCGCAGTGCTGAGCAACCAACTTCCAATGGGCTCAATCCACTCGAGCACCTTGCTGATGAGCGGGAAGATGACACCCTTGAAGAACGTCACAAGGCCGCGGCCGACAGCCGTGAGGAACGTCCAGATGCCTTCGCCCAACGCCATCAGAGGCGCGCCTAGTTGCTTCAACCCTTCCCAAATGGGTTGGATGTATTGCCAAAGCATCATTGCTGCTCGTTTGATGGTGTCGAATGTTGACTCACCATCTTCACGGAACGCGAGGAATGCAAGCGCCAAACCGCCAACAACAAGGCCGATGGGCAATAAGAACGGCATCAAGAATGATGCGGCGCTGATCAGGGCGCTGCCGATGGTCATGGCAATTTGGACCAATGCCCAGATCTTCGACGTGATGCTGGTGATGATGCCGATAATTGGAACAGCAACTGTCATAATCAATGCAATTTGGGTCGCAATAGATGCGATTGTGCCGGCGGCCTTGCCGAAGTCGATGCCAAGAGATCCGGCCCAAGCCCGTGTCTTGTCGATGGCCCCGCTCAACCATTCATATGCGGTCTTGAGGTGGCCGTAGAATGTGATTACCTGTTCGACCAAAAAATCCCAAACAGGAACAAGCTTTGCGCTGATCGTCTCAGAAACACCATTAAGAGAATCGCTCCATGAGAAACCAACATCCACCAGACGCTTGATGGTCTTTTCGATGGACTCGAACAAACCACCAAAAGCGCCACGCAGTGTCTTCATGATGATGGACTGCAGCGTTGTCCATGTTGCTCCAAACGACTCTCCAACCTTGTCGCCGTACTTGCCAAACTGTTGGCTGATTTCCAGCACGCGTTTCAACCTGTCTTCAGGCTTCAGCGCCGCCCATTCCTGGTTGGTCTCCTTCAAAAGGCCCATGCTCTTGATCATGCCAACAAACGGATCGCGGTTGTTCATCATGCCGCGGGCCATGCGCTGGAGTGAGCCAGCAACATCGTCAAAGGACAACCCGGCTGACTTCAGTGCGCCAGCCATGATCATGGCGCCCTTAGTCACAGCGATCATTTGATTTGACGTAGCGCCAAGGCCGATCAATCCGGGTGACACCTTTTGGAAGACGCGCACCGCATCCTCCGTGGTGCCCATGGTGTCAGCTGCGACTTTGGCCAAGCGTGGCATGATTTGGTCGGCCAACTCGTACATCTCATCATAGGAGCGATGGGATGCAGCACTGAAAACGATGGCAAGGCCCATTTTTGCCTGGGCAACTTGTTCGTTGGCTTCGAGTCCCTTGTGGACCAATTGCTCCAAGCCAACACCCAAGCCAAGGCCTGTGACCAAACTCATAGCGCTGAACTTGGACATCGAACCTTGAAGGTGCCCGATGTGTCCGCTTAACCCCTCCGCAGCATGGTCAACTCGATGAAAGCCTTCTTCAGCGACACGCATCTTGTTGACTGCTTGATCAGCATCAAACTTCAACACACCGCCGAGTCCCAAGGATTCAAATGCCATTGGCTTGTCCTATTTCACTGTTGGCGCCGTCTGCGCGTTGGCTATCTTTTCAGCCTCCTGCCGTTTTGTCTCGTTCAACTTCTTGAGCAGCCAGACGCGTTCGCGCTGTGTACGTTGCCACAAGCCCACATCCGTGATGCCTGGAATGCTGTACAACAGCGCGAATTCTTGCTCCATGAGACTCACCCAGGTGTCGCCTGGACACCACGAGAGAAAAAACGGTCATACACCCAGTTGATTGGTTGTATGAACTTGTGGTTGCAACCTTTTCTGTCGCATTGCAGATCAAGCGACATCTTCGGGCCTGCGGCGGCATCTTCGATCCAGCGTTTGCAGGTCTCCAAGTCATACTTGGACATCTCATCCAGGTCCTCATTGTTGAGGACAAAAGGCTCGGATGGGTCGCCTTCAGCTTTCACGATGGACGTGCGGATCACCAAGCTGTCGCGCTCAGCCTCATTGGTTGAGGCGAAGTCCTGATTGGACGCGACGTCCCATTTCAAGGGCATGATCTTGAAGATGTTGAGGGTTTTACCACGGATTTGAAGGCCATCACGCAACGGCATCATGGCCGACAGATCCGTGATGGCGTCCGGGATGACTTTGACTTCCATGGTCCCGAGCAATGCGTTGATCTTCATGTGATTGGAACAACGTGGACACGATGGCTCCATTTTCACGGGCTCGTCAGGGCCCATGGCCTCGTAACGTGCCATGACGTACATGTACATCACGTCTGCCATGTTCATTTGCGTCAGAAACAACTCACGCTCGCCATCCTTCATGTTGTCAAATGACTTTGAGCCAATGGAGTGCGCCATGATGGACATGGCGCGCGTCACGAATTCGCCGAACGTGGCACCGCGCAGTTTTTCCTTGGCTTCGCTGATTTGACGCTCCAGCTTGAACTTGAAGGGGCGGAGCTTGAAGTTGCGTTGGCGCGGGGTGTTTGGGGCTGCTGCAATGCCGATAGGCAGGTTGCAACCCAGCTCTTGCAGGGTCTTGATCTCAAGTCGGTTTGGTTTTTTGCTGTCCATCTTCCATCTCCAATTCACGCAAAAGCGTGTTGTGAGTTGGATGGGCGGAGCGCGGCCGCTCCGCCATCACAGGTTGTTGTTACGTCAGCGGCTTGATGTCGTCAACCGACATCTTCCAGGTGTCAACCGCCATGTCGCCTTCGTTCTTCATCTCCAGGTCCGAATTCTTGCGACCGGATGTGAACACGCCAATCAGCTGGAACTGGCGTGGCACACCAGCGCCGATCCGTTTCATGATGAGCACGGCCGCCTTCTTGTAGCCGGGTTGAACAGGATCCTTGCCCTGTTGGAACCAGGTTTCCATGGCCTGAACTTCGATGGCATGGTGGCTGGGAATTTCCATGGTGAACTCGGTCGCTTTGGTGTTGCCGCCGCTGGCACGTGTCCTATCAGGAAGTTCCACAGTCTCCAACACCTCATCGAGTCCGCTCACCTTCACAGGGGTGAGCGGCGGCATCCCGACAACGATCAGGTTGTATTTGTTGACAGCAACGTGATTTTCTTGAATAACGCCTTTCATTTGAACCCCTCCGATTAGGACGATGACGATGTGGACTCGAAGATGCCGGCATTGCCGATGCGGATGATGAACCGCTCGATGGTGTCGGCCAGCTTCAAGCTGATGTCAGCATAGGCATCACCATCAGCCTGTGTGGCGTCGGTGTTGTTCTCGCTGTCAATCTTGATGGAACAAGCGTCATCGAACGTCTTGCCCTTCAATGCTCGCTTGGGTTGGTACTCAGGCAAGAACATGCCTGTGATGCTGCTCTTCAGCAGAGCGTAGTTGTCGGGATCATTGAGCGCGAAGGTGATCCAGTCAAACGACGTGCGGAGCCAGTTCTCATAGTGGCTCATCATCTCGCGCTTGTGAACAAACTTCCATGAAGGATCAACAGAGATTGACCTGTCACCCCACAGGACGTAGTTGCCCTTGTTCTTCTTGATCAGGTTGATGCCCTGCGGATTGGTCATCTCCTCATTCAAGACCGTGGTAAAGGGCAAGCGGACAACCCGGCCCAAGATGACATCGGTTCCAGCGGCAGGCTTGTGGTATCCGCCGTAATTCTTGGCAACCAGCGCCTCCTTGCCATGAATCATGCCCGTGGCAGGGGTGCGCTTCAGCTGTCCAGGCTTCTCAGGATCCGAAACATCCACGTAAGACGGGAAGCTGACTTTGCCCATATCACTCCTGCCCAACGTATCGTTGATGTAGGAGATGGCACCTGCTTCGTCCACGACATCCACCGGGATCTCCGGACGGTATTGCCAGTTGAACGCCTCAGCAAGGGCAAATCCAGCTTTCTGGATGGACGTACTGGTCCTGTCGGGCGTTGCCAACTTGATCAAGCCCTTATTCTCTGACAGCAACTCACGCGCCGGGGTGAGTTGGCTGTTGAGTGCCACGGCAGTGTAATCGGTGTCGGACAAGCCAGACAGGCCGTCATAACCGTTGGTTGGAGTGGCATCGGTGTTGTCCGAGCCGCCCATGCGTTGCCGGTAGAACACCATGAAACGGTCACCAGCGGTCCCGCCGCCGTCGGTGATCAAATCGCCCGACTGCACCGTGATGGTGTTTTGGGTGTTCGAAACGATGTTGAAGCGCGCCCGCGGCTTGTTAACCAAGTCAGCGCACAACGTCCCGCCAACCAAGCTGTTGGGCTCGAATGGTGTGTAATCGACTTCGATGACGTCGCCATCCTTGAACACCACGCTGCCGACCGTGATCGTGATCGGGGGCAACAACGGGCTGTAAGGTGCCGTGAATGCGAAAGCCTGGGCCGTCGTGTTGACATGCGTCAAAGCATCATGGACAACAGCTCCGCCTGCCAGGCGCTTGGACTTCATCGTGATGGTTGCGTTGCCAGCAGACACAGCGATTTCAAAGCGCAGAACATCTTTGTAGATGTGCTTTGTCGTGGTGGTTCCCAACGTGTAGGCCGGATTGGGCTGCGGTGAGACGCTGAGGTTGCGTGGCTGGATGCAAACGCTGGTCAAGGTCGTGGAAGTTACGGCCGAAATCAAGCTTTGCTCGTTGGCCGGGCGTCGATCCGATGGCGTCGGGTTGGACGGCGACAACAGGTCAGAAACAACAATGTCATCGTTGCTCTGATCGTCGTTGATGATGCGCACGAAATAGCGCGGCGACGTCGGATCCATGGAGAGATCTGGCCAACGGTTCATCTTTTGCCCATCGATGTAATAGGCCATGCTGAATTCGCTGGATGGGTTTTGCTCGCCATCATCGTACACAACTTGCATGCAACGCTCGGTGTTGTTGTTGTCGATGAAATTGGTCAGCACCAGCGTGTAGCCAAGATTGGTAGGGTCAGATCCGCCAGACAAATCAGCTGACATGTTGTCGTCAGCAGACACCGCAACGACACCAACCGTGCTGTTGCCAGTGATGGCGTACTGCTTGGTTGGAACACCATCCAGTTGGATGTAGCCACCGGCCCACTCGTCCAAGAGCATGGTCAGAGCAGTGGTGAGCGCGTTGGCAGCGACAGCACCCGTGTTGGCCATCCGGCGCCAAATGACGCGTCGCCGGCCGGCCCAGCGGCCGCCATTGCCTGCGGTGATACGCATGATTGGACGGCTACGGCCGCCCGTAAGAGATTGAACGGTATCGCTCATCTCACGGCTGTAGACGTCGAAGGTGGCAGCGCGGATCGTTGCCGCGGCGATGCGCAACAGGTTCAACTCGCCGGCACCCTGCGACTCGGTCCAAAAGTCACGAGCACAGTCAGGACCATCAAAGCCGGAGATCAGATTCCCGGTCTTGCTCATCAATGAGCGCAGCGATGACGTCCGGATGAGTTTGTTGGTTGGGCCGCGGTCCAGGGGTGTTGCGTACACCGTCACGCCAAGCGGCGCAGGATCGATGTTTTTCTGGCCATCTGTTTCTTCGATGACCGTTCCAGCTCCAAGGGTTGGTCCGAATCGCCTTTGGCTCATATGCACTCCTCGACTTTCATGGTTGACTGTTTACGGGCGGTGACGGCGCGACACGCGGGTTGAAGCGCATGATGGCTGTCCCCGCTCGTGCCGGCTTGCGGTATGAGCAGACGTCATAGATCATGAACGTGCCTGAACTTTGGGTCACATCGTTCAGGTTTGGGTTCGTCCCTGTCTTGAATTCATCAATCATCTGCAAGCGGTAAGATTTGTCCAGCGCGCCCGATTTCAACAGTTGGTTTTTGTCCATGAATTCCACCACTGCTTCAGTAAGTCTGATGAGATCCTGTGTTCCTGGCGCTATCATTAGCATATTGAATCTCACATCAAAACGATAGGGCGGTGGCACGACGATGGCCGCACCCGTATCACGGTTGGCAACGTGATCATCATTGGCTAACGGCTGAGAATCCACAGCCTCGAAGTCTGTGATGATCACAGCAGGCACCTTGTCGATTTCGATGAAATCAGGGCTCGTCTCGTGCAATGCAATCATGGGCTCAACGATGGCCTTGATGAAGGCCTGATTTCCTACCGGGATTGGGGCTGTCAGTGTTGCGATTCCTGTGGTGGCGTTGAAGCTTGATAGCAAATCAGCGTCGTGGCCGGGATCCGCTGTGTGGTTGAAGATGCTGTCACAACCCTGAAGGTTGAACGGAGCAACATCTTGTTTCACAGCCTTGCCGACGTCCAAATTGTAACCGCCAGGGATTGGGACTTTGTATGCAAAATCGGCAATATAACCAACACCACGCAGGCTGGGAACCAACGTCCTGATCATCAAGTCTTCAAGGAAGTCAGTGACACGCGAGGCCCAACACAACTTCAATTCTGCCACCTTTGGTGTCACGCGTGCGTCGCTTGTTGACAACTGAATCAAAAAGCCGATGGCCTTTGCCACAGGGTTGAGGCTGGCGATGTGATTGGCCAAATCCAAATCTGTGTTCCATGTGGTCCCAACGGTTGTTGTCCACGTTGTGCCATTCCAAACGTAAGTGTGCACGCCATCGGTGACGCGATACCTCACAGACGTCACGACGGTGCCGCCAATGCAGCCTTGCTTCACAAGAGCCTCAAACAACAACCACTGCTTCACGGAAGTCGGCATGAACAACCCAGTCGTCACAACACCAGGCGTGAGCGGGTAACCTGTTGGCCCTGGTGTCAGTTCAAGACGCTGCGTGCTGGGGTTGAGGCGCACGACTGACGGATCTGAAAACGTCGTCAGCTTGCGTTCGTCCTCAGTGAAAGTCCATCGTTTGATGAGGGTGGATGTTTTGGCCAAGATGGTCTATGCTAACTTGAACCGCCCTCATTGGTCCCGCCTTTGGGTTGCCCAGCCAATGTCGCGGCGGCTGCCTTTTTCCATATTGCTTGGCAGTGCTTGATAACAGTCGGATCCTTGAAAACTTCTGCGATGAACTGCCTTGGAGGGATGATGATGACTTTGGTCGATCGCTTCAGCGGCCGGATGTTCTTGATCTCATCGCCGAGTGCCTTGGCCATCTCTGCTGCTTGGGCATGCAACTCCGTTGCCGACATCTCACCTTGCCCGACTTTGTAGAGCGCTTGGAACATGCCATGCATCTTGTCAGTGACTCTGATGCTCAACCCCTCGTGCACAACTTCGGCGATGTTGACCATGTCTTTGCCATCGACCATGGTGCCTCGCAACACGCCAACGAATGCAGATCGCCAATCGATGGTCTTGGTGGCGATTGAGTTGAACAGATCTGCACCGCGCCCAACCAGCGGCTTGGACGAGTGCTTGATCATGATGGTCAGTTTGGAATTTGCCCCATAAGCTGTGCCTGATTGGATGCGCTTGCGAATCCTCCCACGCACATAAAGAGCAGCCTTGGCAGTAGCACCACCGATGGCGGTGCGAACATCCTCTTTCAACCTGCCGGCATCCAATGCGTGCTTCATTCCGTGCCAAGCTCCGTAACGGATGAAGCCGATGTCAGCCATCAGTTGTTGGGGGAACGGTCTGAGAAATGGAATTTGTAACCTTGCGCCCCATTCACAGCCGGATCATGGATGCAAGGTTCAACGAACGTGATGTACAACGCCAACCCGGTGTCGGTGCCGATGGCAACGATGCGGTCACCGTACGCAAAACGATTGCCTGCTCCCAACTTTTTGTCCAAATCGCGCCGTAAGCACAACACATATCCGGTACTTTCAAACCGCACGCCGCCGGCCTTGATGTCTGGATCCTTCTTGCGCTGCCATTTCACCTGGCCTTGGATGCTGATGCCTGGGGCATCTCCTTCAGCAGCCGCGGATCGCGCGCCGTGCACAGGGTGCCGGGTGTCCTGGTCCATGATCATCACGGCGCTGGACAGTTGTTCCACAACAATCCCCACCGGGTGTTGCAAATTGACGATCATCCCATCACCCAAGTCATACTTCCGGGAACGCCGATGCAGATCGGGCGCTTGTACATTCGCAGGATCCGGCTGATCTCTTGATCCTTGGTGATGTCTGTGATGTCTTGTTGCTTCACTTCGAGCTGGCCGAATTGCATGGTGTGCCCGTCCGTCGTTTCTGATGTGATCTTGCCGATGGCCACGGGGTATCCAGACGACATCGGATCGGGGTTGTTGAGATCGCGTATCACCAAGCGAATCAGCGCGCGCTTGATCAAGTACGGGGTGCTGCCATCGGCTTCAACAAAGCCAAAGTTGCCAACAATCTTCTGGTTCTGATAGCCTTTCCCGAAGATGCACCCTTGGCCGCGGGCCGACACGTGAGGCATGAAACCGCCGATGAACCTGGTGGTCCAAACGATCTTGGGATTCTTCCGGTCATCTTGGACCGGGCCCCTCCGATTGTAGACCGTGTAGTTTTGCGTGTTCAGCGCGTTCACCATGTCGCTGTTGGCGTATACTGCGCTGCAATCGATGATTGGTATCGGCAGGAACAAGGTGTCTGAGTCATTCCCATCCATCGTGAATTCAGCAGCCCGTGACTCGAAGAACTGGCCTGTGGCCAACTCGATGAACTGGGCCCATGCAATGATGGATGCGATCACCGAATCCTTGTTTTCATCATTGACAATGAAGCCAGCAGCGTTGATATCGTCAGTTGTGATGTACGGGGTGGGTGGTGGTGTATCAGCCATGCTTCTCCTGTGGCTTCCAGCGTCGTTTGCCCATACGGCGCACATCGAGTCGGGTCATTGCGGGCGTGCTCTGGTTGTAGGTCGTTGCCTTTATCATAAGGTCATCTGCCCAACAAACGACGGACGCAGATTGCAAGACGTTGTGAGAGTCGACAACTTGTTCCAAGTCCCATGTCATCTTTGCAAACAACTTCGGCACTGGGAGTGTGATGTACTCGCCGCCCCTAATAATGCCAACGCCGCGGATCTGACCCTGAAATGACGGATCAGATGCGCGGCGTTGCCATTCGCCCAATTCGTTGGGCAGTTGTATGGTTAGGGTTTCGCCGGTTGCGAGATTGACGATGAGTCGCATGGTTTTGCAAACACCAAGCTCTCGACCACACGAGGGCACTTCTCCTTGATGAAATCCCACTCTTCATCAGTCACTTCATGGGATAGCCCAGGCGCGATGATCAACGTGTCACCTGTGACACTACGGTGTTTCACCGTGTTTGGGAGTTGAACATCCACGGTCTGCGCAGTGCCTTTCACCTTCAACCAAACCATCGCTTACCCCTGGCCTTGTGGCTTCCCTGCTGGCTTTGCCGCTGGCTTTACCGGCGGTTTGGCTGCGGGCTTGTTGGCTTTGGCTGCGGGCTTTGCAGCAGGATCGATTGGTTGTCCATCGTCAATTGGGCCACTTTCGCCCACGACTTCGCCATCAACCTCTTCCTCAACTTCATCCTCGCCCTCGTTCTCTGGGATCCCGGCCGGCAATGCGACACGTTGATCTTCCTCGACTTCAACGTTCAAGACGCCAACCGTACGAAGTTTGGCGATGATGTCGCGATCCGTGATGACGCTTGGCGTGCTGGTGAAGACGTGGGGCCCGAATGTGTATGATTTGCCTTCTCTGAGCGTAACTGTTGCCTTCATGGTAACCTCCGAATGGGTTCTTTGTGGGAACCGAATTGGGTTTAGCAATCCGGCGCCCACAAAGGTGTGCCCTTTGTTTACTGCCAAGCCGCGATCAGGACACCAGCAGGAACGGCAACACCGCTGCTGGCCTTGGCAATGGAGACGGTCAGGCTGTCGCCTGGTGCCAACTCCAACACGGTCGGATCTGTGTTCAACGTGCCCGCAACGGGCACAAAAGCGGTCCAATCACCGGAACCGCCACCGGCCGCCGTTTTGGTGGCGATGGTCCCAACAACACCGCCATCAGCGCCCGCGGCCGTGCGTTTCTTCACGGTCAACGTGGCATAGGAGGTGTCGTTGGATGTTAGGGATGCCCCTGGCGTGTACGATACGCCCACAACATCCTGGGTGTGAGACCCAGAGTTGGTGTGGAATATCGTTTCAGCCGTGGTGTCGGTCGCGCCGCCATCGACCGCCGACTTGGTGTGCTTTGCCGACCTGTCAGCCAGATCTGCAATATAGTGGGGCAAGTCGTCACTTGTCCCCTCTTGGCTGTTGAGATTGGAGCCGCCAGCAAACAAAGTTGCGAGGCGGCTGACCACTGTGCGAAGGCTCATTCATTCCTCCTGGTGAAGATTCTCGATTTGGTGTCTGCCCCTCGACATGCCGACTTAGACGCCGGTGCCGAGATTGACGACCTTCACCAACGCGTCCGTCTCTTCCACGTTCATGGTCACCTTGGCCGTGATCACGTACTGGTTGACGCGCTTGAAGATGTCACGGTCACGCTCGATGCGAACGTCACGACCGATACCGACGATGAGGTTGCTGTAGTGGGTGAGCAACAGCGTTGGGTTGGCATCGTAGGTGACCTTCACGGTTGCACCGCTGTTGATGGCGCTGGCCGACGTGCGAGCGATCGATCCAGTGCTGGTGATCGTGTAGTCGTTGTTGGTGCCGTTGGTGGACGGCAGATAGGCAGCGGTCGCAGTGGACGCCAGGGTGCTTGGGAGCACCACAACGTTGGCGACAGCACTACGGCGCAGCTGGACTGCCGTGGTACTGGTGAGGATGATGTGCTCAACCTCGCGATACTTGAACGGATACAGGTTGAACGGCACGAGCTGGATGCCGAAGGGCGTCAGGTTCTGCGTGCTGGATAGGGCGTTGTCACCCTGCTGCGTGGCACGCGTCGACACGCGCTCACGATAGTTCTGCTCCAGGTTGACGCTGGTCATGTAGCGCAGCTCTTGGCGGTTGCGCTTGAACTTGGGCGGCATCGCATTCAGCGCCTGGCTGAACACGTTGGAACCGATGTTCTGACCCTGAGCATCGTACACGTGGGCGCCGTCGGCGGCCCGCAACCAACCGTTGCCCATCCCAAGGTAGGCATCCTGGACGTATTGCGTGGTGCTGCCACCGTCCAGGATGTCGCCCTCAATGGCCGCACGGCCAAGGGCATCGCCCTCGATGTAGAGCTGTTCCATGTCGTTCGCGAGCTGGGCCGCCATCATGCGGATGATGCGATCCTCGACAGCTTCGCCTTCCAGGTTGATCTCCCGGAAGGTGTCGCTGATCTCGAACGGCACGATGATCTCCAGCGGCTGGAGGGTGATGCGGCTGGTGCTGACACCGCGTCGGTTGGTCGGCGCCGTGGCTTCCGCGGCCGGCTGAGCAAGACGTTTGCCCACACCGATCTTGTCGATGTAGAGCTGTTCGTTGCGGAACCGGATGGTGCGTGCGTTGTTCTTCAGGCCCGACAGGTCAAAGACGTAGTCGATGAACTTGTCAGATTGGGCTGGGTTGAGCTTGCCTTGGCTGGCAAGCGCGTCGGTTGCAATGACTGCCTTCTCCACCAGCTGCTTGTTGTCGACTTCGGCCATTTTACTTGCTCCTTGTTGGATGTTTCTTGCGTGGGTGAAGGGCAGCCGTTACAGCACGCCCGACCAGAAAGACTTGGTTGTGGTTTGGGTGGCGGTGCTGTTGTCAGCATCCGTCTTGGTGGTGCCGCCATCAACGGCTTCCAGTTTCTTGGCCATCGAGGCCACGGTGTCGTTGAGAGATTTGATGGTCGCAGTGACTTCTTCCAGAGATTTCTTGGTTTCCGGAGTGGGCACGGTGTGAGGGATCAACGGCTTGACGCCGTCGGTGCCTTCGCCTGAGTCGATCGACGTGAGAGACTTGTATGCCTCCTCATCCACGCTCTTCACCAGGCCCATCAGGTCTTTGAGCGCCTTGGTGAAGGCCTCCATGCGTTCCTTGCTGAACTGCTTGCCGCCAGCCTTGGAGACGTTGCCTGAACCCTGCTCACCGTCATCGGCCTCTTCCTTCTTGGCCTTGGCGGTCTTGCCCTTGCCCTTGTCGCCATCGTCGGTGTTGTTGCCAACATCGCTTTCGAGGACATCGCCAATCGCCTTGGTGAGGTTGGCAATGCTCTTCTTCATCTCCTCGCCATCGGCCTTCAGCTTTCCAGCCGCAATCGCCTTGTTGAGGTTGGAAACCATGCTCTCAAGACTTGGGGCCACATTGGTCCCGTCATCGTTGAGAGGTGCTTGCATGCCGGGCTTGGTGCCTGGCGTGAACGACGGGGTGGGCGCCTTTGAACCTTCGGGGTTGCCAGGCGACGCGGCTTTGGCTGCAGTGGTACTCATAGATCCCTCCATGGATTTGACCGCCAAGAAGTCGACCAGGTTTGCAGGCTCATCGACAAGGTCGACATTGCCCACTTGCAGGTCTAAAAAGCGCTGCTTGGCTTGTTGGTCAGATGTGCTCGACATGTGCCTTGATTCTCGAATGGATCAAGACAGTCGGCAAGAGATGGAGGATCGGACTATGGTGTTTGAATCTGCTTCACTTTTGCAATTCCAGCGATGGAATAGCCACGTATCTTGGAGTCTTTCACCTTGGTCCAGATGTCATCATTTTCAATATGAGTAACCATCATCCAAGTGCCTTTCTTGATTGATTTGGTTCCCATCTTGAAGTTGACCGGAGCACACCATGATTCCACAAGGTCAAGACCTGCAGGGAAGCTGTTGTGCTGCACCCCGATCTGTGTTGACCTGTTGTAATTTGCCAAGAAGTCATGGGCGGCCTTTTCGATGACATCAGCGCTGTAGATGTCGCCTTGGCCATCAACAACTTCAGGCTCCAGCACAATGCCCCAAATCAGCCGTTTCTCATCATCAGCCTTCACAACTGGGCACCACAGTGACTTCCTCACCTGGATGGCGCCGCTATCCAACATGGCAATTAGGACTTCAGATTTGGGCGTCTGTGACCAAGCACGTTCCCACACCCAAACGCGGGTTTCATCTTCCCAATCAACACTGTAGTCGAACACTGCCAGCCGAACGTTGCGGAGCAGCCACAAGCCAGACAACACGCCAGCTTCCAGCCAAAACTCCTTTTCAGTGTCGCTTTGCTTGCCAGCAGTCCATTTGAACTGACTCCTGATGGCATAGCGGCTCCAACCGTCATCGCCCGAGCCGACGGCACCGGGCGGGAACGCGGTTGCATTGTCCAAGCCAACACCCATCCACCCCAAATCGCCCTTGCGCGCTGCACCGGCCGGGAATTCGACCTTGACGCGATCATCGCTTGATGGGTACTTGTACTTGCTGGTGTCGGACGGGACGCTCAAGTCAATGGCTTGGTATGCGCCCGCGGCTTCCTTCAACTCGTTGTCACCGAATTGGTTGCCTGGAAACAGCATCTCACCACCCTCCCAGAACTTGTCGCCCTTGCGCACCAGGCGGATGTCGGTGTGGATGTGAACGGGACGCAATACCATCAGCAGTCTGCGGTCAGGCTCGGGCATCGCATCGAAAGCAGCACCGGCCTCACCCTTGGATGCTCCGATCTTGTCGTCGATGAGCTTGAGCAGCTCATCGTTGTAGCCGCCCATGGCTTTGGCCAATGGGATCGCGGAATCATCGCCGAGCAACTGGCGCATGCGCTGGATCTGCAAATCATCGGGCTCAAAACCCTCCCATCCCATGGCGTCGGTCATCTCAACTTGCTGTCGGAGCAGCCCCATCTCATGGGTTTGCAGAATGCCGGTGCCACCCTCGCCCTCGACAATGTCCAACGGCTGCGGAATGTCCAGCTTTTTCGCCTTGGATACACGGCTGCCATCTTCCTTTTCCAGCATGGCTTGCGCCTCTTTCGTCGCCTTGGCCTTCACATCCGGCGGCAAATTCGATTGCGGGATCCGGGATAGCGCGTTGCGAAGGTGCGGCAGATCAACCTTGCCGTCGGCATCCTTCACAGGGAAATGGCGCAACGAGCGCGGGGTTGTTTTGCCATCCTCGTCTTTCTCGCCACCGCCCTCGATGTGCAGGAATGCGCTGTCGGGCAACTCGTTGATGTACTTGCCGCTCCAAAGTGCCTTGGACATCTTGAATGACTGATGGTCGCCGCCAACGGACATGACGATGTCATCAAACGACAAGGGCTGCTCAGGCAACTCATCCGTGGGAGCAGCTTCGCCCTTTTCCAGATACTTCAAGGTGACGTGCGGGGTGAATCCGTGGCTTTTCACGACCTTCACCCCGGTCGACTCGATGGCCTTGCAGACGCCTTGTCTGAAGTCGTGCATGTCGGGTGAATCGACCAACGCACAATGCACACGGCGGCCTTCTGAGGTTTCAGAAGGGGCAAACATGCCATGGCCAGCAATTTTGCCGGTGTAGGCTTCCGATTGGGCGGCATGACGTTTCATGGCTTGCCGCACAGCCTCGACTTGCCCGCTGGACAAGTCCTTGCCGAGGTAGGCGAGCGTGACGTGCATTTTGTCATGAGGTTCACCGCCGGGAACCGCTAGCGATTTGGCCACATTGGGGTCGATGCTGTGGCTGATCATCACACCCGTGTGCCCCTTGACAGCTGGGATCTTCTTACGGTCGCCAGGGAAATGCGCTGGGTTGAGCTTGCCACCCGTCTCCAACGTTCCCGAGCTGATCGCGCCATTGGCAGGCGCACCGCCATCGGCCTTGCTGCTGCTCGCAATGGCTGCGCCGCACGCATGGCAAACGCCGTTGTTGATGTCCGACTGCTTCAAGACGGCGCTGCATTCGGGGCAGCGCTGGAACTTCTTGGTGTCGACATCGCCAACCGTCGGATCTCCATCTTCAGACGCCTTGGACTTCGTTTCAGCCACCGAGTTGGCGTCAGACGGATCAACTTCAGCCTTTGCGGCCTTGCTAACGGATTGCCATTGGTCAGATGTGAGAGCGCGTCGTTTGAGCATGCCTAAGAGTTTAGCCGCAGTCGCGGCCAGCGATTCTCACAACGCGCTCGCATTGCAACCAATTGATGCCAATCTGATTGCGCTAAGCACCAACAGCAACTACGGCTTTTTGGTGGTGTCTTTCGGCTTCGCCGGGACCTTGGCTTGCTCGATTTCGTGCTGTTTGGCTTGCTTTCGACCTGGTTTGATGACCACGAAGTCACCAGGTTGTGCAATGAATCGATTGGTATTTTTGTCTGGCATTACGGCACCTCAGCGATGACTCGGATGACGGTTCGCACCTCTCCTGCAATCTCTTTGTCTTCGATGCCAACCACCTTGAACCTTGTGCCTTTTTGCAACAACAGCTCAAGCTCGCCATTGGGGTATTCACGCGTTGCGTCCAAGTACGCAGCATGGGAACCTTTCGGGACAAGGATTTCCATGACAATGTCGTCTTTCTTTTCAGCGAAATTCAACACAACGGATGGCCTCAAGGCAGTGGAAGTGAATGCCGGATCTTCAATGACGGCCCCTGGTGTGAAAACGGCTCCGGCCGATGCTGGCAGCCCGCGATACGTGATGGTGTCAGATGGGAGCTTTGCCGTGTCCAGAGCAGCAGACAGCTTGTCGATCCTCTTCAACGCCAACGACCGTTCATCAGCCAATAGCGGACGACTCTCAACCTTGTCCAGGTTGTCACGCAGGATGCCGTTCATGGTCCTGTGGGCATTGTTTTGGTACCTCCTGATCACCAATTCCTGGTCATCGGTCAACTTCGACGCCCAATGTTCAAATTCAGCCATGCCCCACACCTCGGCTTCCTTGTCCGACTTGTCCGCATAGGACGTCGCCCCGTCCCAATCAGCCTCCGGCATGTCGGTGGGCTCCGGGGCCAGAGCGTCAGGCGCTAGCTCAGGCATCGACTCCTCGTTGATGTCGACGCCGCAGCGGCACACGCCATGGTATGGCGGATAGCCGAATCCAGCCAACATCAGGTTGGCGGCACCCTTGATATCCGCAACGCTGTTGGCCCAAGGGTGGATCTCGCGCACGCGCTCGGGATCCGCTGCATTGGTTTCCTTGTCGAGGCGGTTCTGCGCTTCCTCAACCTTGAAGGTCTTGCCATTCAGGTCGTGGCAAATCGGACATGTCTTCTCATCATCCGGGTTGACCACCACGTACTCAGTGATGCCCAAGCCATGCATCTCACGGACCATGCCTTGGGTACGGGCATTGGTGACCGTGTTGGCCGACAACATGCGGAAGTAATCAGGGGTGGTGCCTTTCCACCCGCTCGGCAGTTCCAAGCCAGGGCCGCGGTCCAAGGGCCCGGATTTCAGCCCAAACTCACGTGCTAACTCATCTTTGAGGTGGCCTCCGGCTTCGCTCCTGCCAAGGCCGCGGCGTAGCATGTACTCATCTGTCAGGCCGGAGATCTGCTTGGATAGGGTGTCGTCGTATTGCTTCCCAATCCAAAACACCTGATGCCTGGACAGGGCGTCGATGGCCTTCTCATCCTCGGTCGAAAAAGCTGCTCGCAACTCGGGCCCGTCACCTGCTGCTTTGCGTACGTGACCGCGCTTGCGATACAACGCATGGGCCCGTTCACGCATGGCTTGTTTGGCTGTGCGATAGGCATCGTCAACGATGGTGTTGACGATGGCCGTGGTGTTCTTGCGCCACGGTTTGAAGTGCCCGTGGATGCGCTTGGCTAGGGCTTCAGCCTCACCGGCCGTCAGCGGGGTGTCGCCCTCGATGCCCTCCAACTCCTGCAGAGCAGCAGCGGCCATTGGCAAGAAGACGGTGTTGAGCGATTTCCCCATGCGTCGCTCGATGATGCGGAATAGCTGATCGTTGGATGCGCTAACAGCCTTGGCAAGGATGACGTCCAGCGTCAGCAAGCGCTTGACTATCTGCGCTGTTTCACACATTAGCTGGCTTGCTTTGCGAGACTCAGCTGGGCTTTCAGCAGCTCGACTTCCAGGTCAGAACGTGCCCCAAGCAAATCTGAGAGCAGCATGCTCTTGATCACGGCTTGGCCTTCAGTGAGAATGCCCTTCACGGCAGGTTGCGCCTCGATGGGAGCAGTGTTTTTCACTGCCTCTGCCAACTGCAAGCTGAACGGGATGTCCGGGTTTATGGATTTGTCCAAAGCAGGCAGACGCTCGATGCCGAGGATGTCGCTGATTACCATGCGAGCGATGCGCGGTGTCATGCCGCCCGTCCGTTCCGCTGTTGCCAATACCTGAATCAGGTCTTGGTCATCAGTCAGCGGCGGATTGTTGGACTTGAAGCTGTGATACAACACGCCAAGGTCTGGAAGGATCCAGTGATTCATGAAGTAGTCAAACTCATCCCGCAGCGGCCGGAAAATCTGCTCATCCGCCAACTTGCGCGAGGCATCTGCTGTTGCGCGTGTGTAGTCTGTGCTCCGACCGGTCAGGATGGGCGGCATGCGCCAAACTTCACGCACACGATCACCATTCGTCTTGCCATACTCGCTGAAAAGCTGATCGCGAGCTTGCTGGTTGGTCATTGGCTGGATGTTGATTTTGGCCGCACCTCTGCCCTCTTCACCTGCGTCTGTGGTGTTCGTGTCGGCTTCCAAGAGCAAGAAGCGGCTGTAGTTGGAGCTGCCTTGGATTTGCTTCTCCACAAACTCTTGTATGCGGGTGATCGTTCCCTCGGTCAACGATCCGTTGGACACGGAGATGATCATTGACGGGATGTTGTTGTTTTTCAGCGTGACGTAGTTGATTTCATCAGCAGCCCGGTCACCGTAGATGGACACGAGATTGCCAATGTAGCGCGGCATGCCATACGGCGTGCGCGGGCTGTACAGGCGCCAGTGGATGACCTCATTGGCGTAACGTTCCTTGGGAATTTCACTTTCCTTGCCTGCCTCAAGGATCTTGCCAGTCGTGCAGTCCATGGTCCGCGGATCGCCGTACTCCTTGAACCAGCGCACCCCTGGCGCGCCGCTGACGGTCAAGGCACGCATGACACCGAACAAGCGCCGCTGAACAAACTTGCGAAAGCGCTTCTTGCGTGTCATGTCGACAAGCTTGACACTTCCGTCAGGTTCCATCTGCGGAACCTTACGGGTGAATGGGTAGAATTCCTTGGATTGTATCCCCAGCGCCATCTGGTAAGACGGGATGTGATTCAGCTGGACAATTCGCCCATCCACCGGGCTGCGAATGACTTCCCAAAATGCTTCACCCGTGGTCTCGATGTCTTGGCGGGTGCGCTTGCGCAACTCGGTGAAGCTGTAATCAGTGCAACAAGTGTTGAGGAAGTTCAGGAGCTTGGCCCGCTCTTTTGCAACTTCAGACTTCACGCCCGGCGGGCAAGATGGATCATCAACATTGACACGAGCATCCAAGCGTTGTCCGAACCCATCAACATTGACCACCATGGCCTCGATGACAGGCCCGAGTGCGGAGCTGTTTTCAGGCAGCATGGCCAGTGCCATCTTCTCAAATGGCGCTTCAATTGCCAAGCCATCCGTGACCAGCTGCGCAAAAGGATCGTCTTGTGGCAATTCCTTGGTGTGCGGGATCTCATCATCTTCGTTCCTGTCACCACCAGTGATGCCCTTCCGTTCCTCTTTGGGCCCAAAGATGATGGCTTTAACTATGGCCTTGGATGAAACGCCTGGTTGCTGTAATGTGGTTGCCATTGTTGCCCCTATCGTAACTGTTTCACATCAGACCAGGCTCTGATCGCCGCTTTTTCTTGGCACGGCGCTTTGACGTCTTGATGGCCAAATTCAAAGCGTCAAACAAGTCATCATAGCGGTGGTGCGGGAATAGCACAAGGTGTTCGATGAGATGTGACATGTTGCGCCTGAAAAACACCTTCTGATTCTCAAACAATGGTGACAAGTTCTTGGCTTCCGTCACCTTGTCCTTCAGGGTGATGATGGCGACGGCGTTGATGTGCGGGAAGTCCTTTTTGACGTTGTAGAATTGCGCTTTTTGGTAGGCGTTGGACTCGATTCCAACTCTGATGCACTCGTTGTCATCGTAGAAATCTGCCACTGCTGCTGTCTGTTTCGGGTATGACAGCTGCTTCTCATAATACGCCAAGACGTAGATGTTGCCGAGCTTGTCGATCCCGACGGCCACCATGGCAAACATGTCGGCCTCATCCTCTTCAGAAATCATCAAGTCAACCCCGGCATAATGCGCGATGCTGCCCCACGGGATGTCCTTGTCATCGATGACTTGGCAGTCGTCAATGCTGAAGATGCTGCCCTTCATGACATCCGTATTCAGCATGTACTGAGAGTTGAAGCGGATGATGCCGCCGCGGCGGAGGGTTGCGACCTTGTCCTGTGTGAATCCCAAGCTATTCGGACGCACTTCACCATTGGGAAGAAGGATCGGGATGATCAGCGTCTGTGGGCCCTCAAGCTCACCGCCGGTGTCGTCGTCTTGGCGCTTGGAAAGGTGCCCGTGCAAATCCATGTGGTGAAAGCGCGTGCCCTTGATGTTCAGCGAGCCGATGAACGGATCCGATGGGATGGGTTGCTTCAACGTCGGAAGCAACATCTTGTAGAACCAGTTCAGCATTTTCTCACGCTGGTAAAGCGTGCGGCTGTTTTCCTCGTCCACCAAGTCGTCAGCATCGATGATGTCATAGTGCTTCGACGCAACTGCGCCTTCGATGCCGATGGTGTTGATTGACGGTTCTTTCGATGGCTGGGTGCGGCCGGCAACCTCAATTTCGGTATCAGACCACAACGACTTCCCAACGTAGTTGCCAAACAACCGGTGCAACATCTCGTTGGTCTCGAATTGCTGCTTGATTTCCTTCAACATGTCAGCAGCGTTGTTGCCTGTCTTTGATGCGATCAGGATCGACCGATTTGGGTTCAACAGCAGCTGAAAGATGTCCCACGACACTGTGGCTATTGTGGTTTTTCCAGACCCGCGCCAAACCAACGTCTGGCACCAGTTGCCTCGCCAACGATACTGGTGGTTCAGCATCTCCAAGTGGTGCGGATCAACCCGATACCCCAACACCACTTCGGCAAGAATGTCCACCCTGTGGCCGATCAAGATCAGCCGGCGGATCCACTCATGGTACAAGCTTTTGTGCTTGTCATACAACTCCAGCAACTCGCGTCGGTCCAAGCTCTGGAGTTGCTTGACGCTAATTCGTTCGTGGGACATCCTTACGTGTACTATTTGCGCAAGTACAGATAGCCCAAGATCAACAGCGTGGAAACCAAGATAGCGATCGGAGTTGCCAGCACCTCAACCCAAGACTTGATGCGCAACTCTGACTTGGTCTTATCGATACGCGTCTTCAAAGCGTTGAGCCGCTTCTCGCAATTCTCGGCCAAAATGAACAATGGGCCGCCCGGAAGTGAACATTCCAATTTGTGCCCTCTGATGAGCGAATGCATCGAAGCCTTGAATTCTTCGTCTGTGATTCGGGTCATCTTTGGCGTCTCGCGCCTTTCAAACTCATCAGGCGGGACATTTGGCTCAGGCATGTTTCACAACTACGGCAGATCTTCACATCGACTTCTGAAATACTCTTGGAGCAAGTGGCGCATCCTTGGCTTGTCTGGCGTGATCTGCAACACACCGCGGCCGTCAGGATAGACGTCCACATAGGGGTTGAATTTCTCTTCACTCAGAATGGCATCGCGGCTTCCGTAGCCACGCTTGTTCATCGGCCCATGGTAGTGGTGGATGGCCAGTTGGTCAACGTAGAAGATGTTGCCGTTGCACTTGGCCGCACGCTTCTGCCACTGCACGATGTAGTCGCAATAAGTTGGAGAGAACCCACAGAATGTGTCGTGCTTCATCCCACGGAACGCGCCAACCATGCCAAATGCCATGTAGGAGTCGCCAGATCCAAGGATGCACCGATCCATCAACCCACCGACGCTGTCCAATGCGCTCTTGCGGAAAGCCCAAGCGCCACCAGGTGCGCCAGGAAACATGTCTTTGATGCTGGGCTTCATGCCTCCGTACGGCCGAGCAGACAAACGACTTTCCCAATCAGCCGGGACTTTGAACCCTGCCTTGGCATAGGTCAATGCGAATCCAGGTAGTAATTGAACCGGCTGGTGGCCTTCACCAGGGACGGTGGGGCCTGATATGTGTTGCACGTTGGAAAACAACTGCACCCAATCGTAGTGCTGGAGCAGATGAACGGCCTCCAAGGCCCAATCACGCCGGGTGAACAAGAAGTCAGCATCACAATAAGCCCCATACTTCCATCCGGGTGGAAAGTGCTGGATGGCCAGGTTGAGCGCGTTCTCCTTCAACCACAATTCATGTCCGGTTCTGAGTCGGATGTGGTCAGGGTTGTTTTCATCGGCCACTTCGAACGGCCGATCCCCAAAGGCTATTTCGATGAAATGGATTCTCACGTTGGCGTTGGTCGCCATCGTTGCCAAGAAATCAAAAGCCAGCCTGCGGCGTGATTCCCAACGTCGCGGGTTGGTGTACGCCACAGCAACGTGAAGCGTCTGATCCTCGGCCCAAGGTCGCAACTTCTCATGAAGCAGCGGATGTTGTGTTTTTTGCATCTCCATCGACGTCTGAACTCCTGTTTGAGAGATATTTGTCGATGTCACAACATCTTATGCTGCCCAACCGCTCAGTCGAACAACCTCATTTCGAACGTGAAATCACAAGCGCCCGCTGCCAAGACTTCCAAACACGGCTCAACCGGATTGGTGAGAATGTTGCCATCCGGATCTCTGATAGGGTTGCCGTCAATGTCCAACTTTGGAGTCGTCACCACGCTTCCGTTGACAGACGTTCCATCCGGGCAACGGTTGTGGCCATCATGGACAACGGTGACTTGGAGCCTGGTATTGCCTGCCAGGCCGTCATCATACCATGGCGAGCCCCAATCACACCCAACAGGCTTCAAAGCTGCCAGATATTGCCCCAAACGCGCAGTGAGAATGCCCTCATAAGCAATCATGGCGCTGAGAGCCAGCTGCTGGGTGCCTGAATCACCACCTGTCATACCAACAGCAACGATCCCGGTGCCAAATGTGGCAATGGTGACATTTTCGAAGTCGCCATGAAGCGACGATGTGTTGGTGAGGGTCAGAACGTCGCCCGACAATGCCACTTCCAATGCCACATCTGTGTGTTCGGTCAGGTATGTGGCAACAGCACCACCAACAGCAACGGCCGAGTCATCAGCGCCATGGATGTCGATGACGATGCCGTCATGGATTGGGGTGTAGGCCTCGGGCGCGACGCTGACGGCACACTCGAATGCTTGTGAATGCCCACGGCCGTCATCCAGAACAAACCCGTCACCATCGTGCAGACTCGCCTTCACCGCAACAGTCAACGTTCCGGATGCGGCTTGTGGCCCGTTATCTGCTGTGACATGGAAGCGAGCAGCAGTATCAGATTTGGACACCAATTTGATCATGACTTATGCCCTTTCCAATCAGATATTGCGCAACGTCCCTGCAGCGACGTCCACGTCAACTTGAGTCAACGTGGTGCCGAAATCAGGCGAGCTGAGGCGAACGAAGATCCGTTGCCCAAGCGACGCAAATTTGATCTGCGCAGACGCCGTCAGCGTGAACGTCGCGGCTGGTGATGCTGGGATGAACGCTGACAAACGGTCGCTCCAAACCAACACGCTGGCTGTCAAAGAGCCTGTGCCTGTTATGGCAATTTGTATCGCCAGGTCATCATAGCCCTTGGTGTCCATGCCCTGCGAGCTGGTGATGCCCGCGTATGGCGTATCAGCATCGCTGGCGATCGCCGCCACGCGGTGCGGAGTAAAAACGGGTGACAGACATATGCCTTCGTTGACGTTTCTCGACATGGCCTTTATCCTAGTGGCGATGACATGGTTGGAGCTACCTTGGAGCGACGGACGGCTTGTCTTGAGGCCTTGGCAGCCATTGACTTTTGTTTGCCTCCCATGGCAGACGATGGCTTCATATTCTCATTGAACTGCGGGCTGGGAAGCAAACGCGCAACTGCCTCTTGGACGTTCCCGCCGATGTCGCTCACATCAATCGGCTTCCCGTCCATGGATTGGAAACCGTATCTGGACACGACCTTGGCAAAATTGGTCATTTCCTCTGCGATGTGGCTGCGCAGGGTGTTGTTGTCCATGGTGGCGACGGCGACACCTTGAAGGATCAGCTTGCGCTCTGGCGCCTTTTCCAAAATGCCCATATCCTGGCCCATCTTGACAACCCTATCGATGATGTCAGACTTCGCCCGGATGGCCGTGATCATGGCATTTGAGCTGCCGTTGATGACGTTGAGCTTTAGACGATCAATGACGTTGTCTAAATCATCAACGCAGCGCTCCTGCTTCCACTTGTAGTCCAGATAGGTGTCTTCAGTGGTTTGGGCATAAAGGCTGTCTTTCCCTTGGCGCAACAACTCGCGCTTCAAGTCGTTGTAGCGCTGGGTGCTGATCTGGAGATCCTCAGCAATTTGGGCATCGTCGTGCCCGAGCGACAAGCGCAACTTGATGTCTGCCATTGCAGAACGGATGTCCGCTGCTGGCTCCTTGCGGAGCTTCGAACCACGCGTCACGCCGCGGATGCCGGCCGGACGCAATTGCTTGTTGGGCTGTGATGGCTGCAACATTGCTGTCGATTATACGCTCGACAGCTTTACATCTCAACCGAGAGCAGCCAACAACAATGAGTACGGCGCCTTGTCAATTTCGTCGCCAAAGCACGTCCATCCTGGCCGTTGCTGGCGGGCGAACAATTCAACGTAGGGGCCTGGATAGAGCCTTTGAACAATGCGGTAAAAGCGATCCGGCTTGGCGGAGTGCTGCTTTGGCTTGGGCGCGAAGAACACGCTGCGCTGCTTCATGTCATTGCGAGTCGGGCTGCCACGTGTGCAAATCAAGCACACTTCATGAGCATTACGGACTTGGTGCCCCATGCCCGTGTACAACCGGCCATTGCCTGCCATCTTCACCCACACCATTTCGGACTTCTGATTGAATCCCCAAGCACGGGCGACGTCCAACGCTTCTTGCTGCATGGCAGCAACACGCCAAAGCAACAAGCGTGAGTTGTCCTCCATGGGCGGGATCATGAAGTTCATGATGTCTTTCAACTTCATGCACTTGTAGTGCTTCGCTGCCCCGCGGCCGCCGCCGGGCAAGCTGTCGCCAAACAACCACGCAGGGTCGGCAACCAATGTGCGAAACTTCGTCATGGTACCTCTTTCATTGTGCCATCATATCTCGTGCCATATTGTCTGCGCACGCATCGGAGCAGAATTCACGATGCTCACAAGGGCCAAGGCCGAATGGATCGTCCAACGTAAGACTTTGAACAGGTTTCCAAATCTCATGACCGCAATACATGCAGACGCCAATCAAGACGCTGTCTCCCGGCTTCCATGGCTCGTATTCCACAACGCCAGGGAATTGCTTGCGCGTCGGATCGATGGTGTCACCGTTAGGAGCAACCAACCAAATGTGCCCGCGCTTGCCCCAAATGCACATGACGTGACCCGGAACCACCATCAGTTCCGGGAATGCTTTGCGCATCTCCTCACATGCTTCTTTGCACTGCCCGAGCAGCACCCCTTGTTGCCTCGCTTCGTACTCTTGAATCCAATCTACGTACGTCAAGACAGTGTTTTCTCGGCCGGCGGAGCCGCCTTGCCGTTGCCGAATCCGGACACCCAAACCAGGCGCTTCTTGGCGCGGGTGATGGCCACGTACTTCAAATTGGCCTCCTCACCTTCGGTTTGCCCGCGGTAGGTGCCCTCAAGCAGCCAAACCGTGTCAGCCTCAAGGCCTTTGGCCCTGTGCGTAGTCGAACACACGATGGCGTCGCCAGTGTTGTCTGCGAACAACTCGTCCAGCTTGGTGCGCAATTCCGGGATGTCCTTGCAAGACTCCATCAGTGCGGTGCAGACCGCGCGTTGATCGCTGACATAACCGATGCGGTTGGCAGCAGCATCTTCACTCAACCCCTTGGCGCGCTGGACTTCGCGCTTGTACCACTCGTCTAGCTTCACAGCCAAATCAGCAAGGTCAGAAGCGTGCAGCTTGTTGATCAGTGCTGTGATCCCCTTGCCAATGTCACGACCTTTGATGGTTGCACGCTTCCCCATTTTGAGAAGCGACATGCAAATCGGGACCAACGGCGCGTTCAAGCGTGAGAGAATGAAATCACCGGGCTGGGCTTGTGCCCGCATCTTGTCATCGTCGCAACGGTCCACCAGACCGTCGGGTGCAGTCGGAGCAGCTTTGAAGTCGGGAACGATGCGAGCGGCGATGGCGACGATGCGCTTGGGGCAACGATATGTGGTCGTGAGGCCAAGCTCAACAGCATGAAGCTTATCCTTCAACCTGTCCAGGGATCCGGAGTCAGCGCCGCGAAAACCGTAGATGGCTTGACGATCGTCACCGACGATGACGATGCGGCCCGAGCGCTTGCAGGCGCCCGTGGCAATTTCCAACTGGGGCATGGTCATGTCTTGGGCCTCATCGACGATTACCATGTCGTACCAAGGGATGATGGCCTTGTGGACGATAGGCAGAAAGATCATGTCTGCGAAGTCGATTGTGGCAGTGCGTATTTTGGCCGCTTCCGCGGCCGCGCAAGCCAACTCGGCGATGCGATACGACTCCCAGCCATCCTCTTCCAGCTGATCGTCGGGCATCAGGTCGAAGCGGGCCATGATGCCCAGGGCGTTCTCATGATCGAGGTAGCGCGGGCAAATCTCGCGCATCTTCGTGTGGATCTGGTTGATCATGCGCTTAACCTCGAACGGTGCATCAGTGTTGGCCTCCTTCAACGCCTCATCAGTTAGCATGCGGGCCCGTTCCCCGTCCCCATCGATTTCGACCTTGCCCCACAGGCGCATCACGTACGCGCATCCGAGCCCGTGCAACGTCTTGGCCTTCACCTTGTCACCCTTGATGCGGCTCTGCAACTCGGTGGCGATGGCCTTGTTGAAGGCAGCAAGCAAGATGCGCGACTCTGTGGCCCTCTGCGATCCTTCAACAATTGTCGTCGTCTTTCCCGTCCCGGCCCGTGCCCGAACAACCAAATTGCCACTTCCAGATTTGAACCATGAGAATATGGCACTTTGTTGTTCTGACCAGTTTCTTTCGCTCATTTTGCCCACCTTCTTTTGGCAGTGATGTCTTCGAATCTTGGCATTGGATCCTCGCGCCTACGGTGTGATGGCCATGTCGACGATGGCTGCCAGCGTTTCAGACAGGTTTTCACGCTGGGGCGGCTGGATCATGGAAATCGGCACCACCTCCTCACGGATGTCCGGTGTCATGAATTCTAGCCATTTTTCGTGCCACTTCGGGCTGGCCAACCCGCGGATCCGCTCACCAAGCATCACCACCAGCCTGGCCATCGATGCGAAACCGTGGAGCTGGCTCCAAGCTTCGATTTGGGCTTCAACAGCCGTGGTATTCCCCGTTGTGAACTGAAACGCCAATCGGTCCAGCATCGCATCAATGGTCGGCATTGTGATTCTCCTTTACTCAATGGCACAAAGTTCTTGAGTCGAAGTCAGCTCATCACAGAAAATCGGACGTGTGGCCCGCTTGTTCTCGATTTGGTAGTTGTCGTTCACGGCAGGCGCGCCGTCGAAGCAACCACCGACGCGCGTCTCAACCGTGAAGCCGTCCTCACAAAACGCAGCGGCATAGCAGCCGTCAACGATTGGAAGTTCTTGTGTGATTCGGTTGGGGTTGGAAGCGCGCATGATGTAGAGACTCTTATGCGAGAATCAGGCCGAAATGGTGAAATGGGATTTATGGCACTTAGCATGGCAATAATGCTATCAGCTACGAAAACTTTACGTGGTGGAAGGCGCATGCTAGTTGGCAAGAATGCCAAAATGCCTTACCTTCCACCACAATCGGTCAAGCGCCGTAAAACGTCGCCATCTCATCCAAAGCGACGAAAAACGGCGCCATCAAACTATGGTGAACCGATCCCTTGCTTGTAAAGCGTCTGCCAATACGACGCTGCGCGTGACGTGTTGTCGATCTGCAAGTCATCAGCAAAAAATGTAAGCAGAGGATCCGCGGTATCCCCGGCCGGTTGCCCTATGACCCAGCGGCCGTGATTCCCGTATTGGATGGCCCCGGTCTGCGGCTTCACACCGATGAGCTGCCCGTTGTAGTACCAACGCACTTCAGCTCCGTCATACGTGATGGCAAAATGGACCCAAGTGAACAACGGGATGATGTGAACGTTCTGCCAACTCAGCCAGTTGTCCTGATAGCCGGCGGTTTGCACAACAGCTGAAATGTTACCGTTGCTGACGCCGATGAAAGGGCTGATCGAGCGGTAGTTGGGTCCAAAACCGTCAGCGTTCCAAGTCTTTTGAACACCTTGCAGATTCCCCGATGTTGGATAAGATGTCAACATCACCCAAACGCTTGCGCTCATCGGATAGGCCGGTTCCGCCGCGGCCGCATCACTTTGAACACGGCCGCCCACCACGGACACAGCGTTGTTGAAGACACCTGGCGCGCCGATGAGCGCAACTCCAGATGTGGTCATATTGCCTGCGCCGCTAACATCATTGGCCAAGTAGGATGCACCGATGAATTCAGCAAAACCCCAACGCGAAATGACGTTGTTGTCCAGCGGCATGCGCGAGCGCCAAGGGGTTGGTGAGGGTGCCACCGCGGCCGACTTGAATGTGCCGTCGCCCGCCAGGAACAACGATCCATCACCGGGCAACACCGGGCAGAGCCCTGGTGACGCCGCCGATGCAGGCGCAAGCCGCGGATCGCTAGTCAGCACAACCTGATCAGGGCTGAGTGCGCAAATCGCACATTGCCCAACCCCGCCATCATCTTGTGCGTATGCCAAGTTGTTGGCGCCCAATAGCGCCAACGCGGCAAACAAACCGAAAATCCTGATAATTCCAACTTTTCTCATGATATCCTCCAAGGAACGTTGCCAGCACACTGGCATGTTGTCATTCGGGTGTGCCCGTTGCAATGGTTACTTTGCGATTGACAGCAACTCATTGTTTTCCCATGACAATGGTGCCGGTTGTGATTTCAGCTCGACCAATGATTCACCGGATTGAGCAACCTGATTGCCCTCATCTTTGCGCGGCCTTCGGGTGTGCGCGACCAATGAGCATCACCGCGTGGGCGCCGCTCAGGATGGGTTCGCGATCCGCTCCTATCGCCCGTGGCCATCCTTCCCTTGGAGAGGGCATCTTGGATGTTGTCTTTCTGCGTTCCTTCGAACAGATGATCATCGTTGACGCACGACCGGACGTCGCATTTGTGAAGCCCACATGGCAACGGGTATCGACCGTGCTTCAGGAAGAACGCGAAGCGGTGGGCTTGGACATGTTTGCCACTTCCGGTTTTGAATGAGCCGTATCCTCTGCCCTTGAAAATGGCGCCCGTCCACAGCCAACATCTCGTCTTCAGCACCGGATGGGTCGGGCCATGTTTGTTGACTTGAGACCAGAAGCGATCAATTTCAGGCTTGGCTTTTCTTCCCATGATCTATCGGTCATCACGCCAACGCACCCAATTCGGGTGGCGCAACTTCCCGGCCTTGGTGGCGTTTTGGAAATCAACCTCACACCAACGATCAATCAACTGGTCCCGAATGGCCCACCATTCTTGTCGCTGCTGGATGGTTATCCCGCCGCCAACATCTGTCTCGGATCCGTTCTTGCGCCGCACGTGCAAGCTGCCGAGCATGCCCTTGAACGCGCCTTCACCTTCGTACGTGCCGATGACTTGGACATCTTCGTTATCCTTGGGCTTGAACTTCAGCCAATTCGGCGACTCGCCCCAATGGTAACCGGCGTCAGCACGCTTCCAAATCGCACCTTCAAAGGGGTACAGCATGGCAGCATACTTGTCACGAACACCATTCATCTCGGCGAACGTGGTGCCCTTCACCATCAAAATCGACTCGATGATGCGGATCCGCTCGTTTGGCTCGATGTTGAAGAGCAAGTCGCGCTTGCGCTCGATGAGCGGCCGGGTGCTGCGCCTGTCCCATTCGCCGCGGTCGATGAAATCAAACACCGTGTAGCACAGGCCACGGTCATCCTGGCCGCGCTTCGCCATCTTCCCAGCGCTGTCTTCAAAGTTGTGGGGCGCGAAGCATTCCCCGTCCACCACCCACAGACCTAAATCGACCATACACCCAAGCATCTCCATCAACTTGCCAACACCTTGCATCTCCTGACCACCGGACGTCATTGGGCGACCGTCGTACACAGTGAGGCGCCAGCCATCCATCTTGGGCTCGCGATAGCCTTCGACCGACAAGTCATGCTTCTCTTCTGCCAGGATTGCCTTGGCCACGGCCCAAGCTTCGATCAGGCCGGGAAGGACCTTGTTGGCGGTCTTGAGACTCGCACCACACACCAGGTCCTTGTCGATGATGCGGAGCGCCCATTTCACATCTTGTGAAGACGGGGCCCGAGCGATGATGCTGTCAAGCAACATCGCTGCTGCTGAACCTGTGTGCTTGCGATCCTTGAGTGCCAGCAACGCTTTGCGAAGCAACTGCCACCAGACGGAGCGCTTATCTTGTGGCATGCTTGGCAAACCTTCGATGCCTTGCTCACGGCTCACAAGATGTGGTGATACCGCCTTGGACGTGATGTTGAAAACTGAATACGGGTCCAAAGCCATCCGGATGAATTCCTTGGTCACTGGATCCGCGGTTGCCAGCAAGCGCTCCTTTTCGAGCCTTCCCGGCGCGGCCTCAATGGCGTCCATCAATTTGGTGTTCACTTCTTGCCGCTTTCGTGCGGAATCTGTTTGATCACCTTTTGCCATCCGCTATGTGCGTCACGCACATCCGTGGCCTTGCCTGGTTTCAACTTCTCATGGGCCTCAGCCCACCCGGCTGGCGGGCTCCAACCGTTGTCCAATGCGCTCTTCTCCCAAGGTTTGATTTTCTTGGGCCGCGGCGGCATTTCACCGCCCCATCCGCAATGATAGCACACAGCATCATAACAAGGATTGCTGAATTCAACACCGTGCGTCGGGTCTGCGCCATCGTCTTCGCACTCGCAAAGCAAGCCTTCGCAAGACCCTGGCTTGTGATCCATGTCGTCAGCACGGATGTTGCGCGGCTTGGCACCTTTACGACCACAACCGTGGGCTGCTGCGCCGCAATTTGGGCACTTCCAACGTGGATCCGATGTTTCTTGTTCTTGGCTCATCATTTCTTGGGCTCCAGCTGTTTCTGCTTCTGTGTGAATGCGCGGCCGATTTCCACCTTGTGGGCGGCATTAATCACCATCTGGTCGACATCGAATGCTTCCACGGCGCCGTGGCAAAATACCCAATATGTGATGGTTTTTGTGAACAAACTCCTGTCACATTCCACCCGGTCCACCGGTTTGTTGCAGACGTCGCAGATTGGCAGCTCTTCCGGCGCAACCATTGTCACTTCACCTTGTTATATGGTTGTTCTGGGTGGTAGTTGCGTCTGAAATAGCTCGCCCGCATCCACTCCCAATCCTTGGGATCGTCACAGTCCAAGCGAATCAACCACCCACGTCCTGCCCTGCTGACTTGCCCCAGCATCCCCACGGCAACCCTGGATTGCGATCCTTCGTTTCTAGCCCACCTCGTGTTGAGCTTGAACTTGTGGCGCTTCACGGTCACCCCTTCGGCCCGAACACCGTGGACAACTTGCTCATCGCATTGACGCGCTTGAGCTGTTCGAGCGCGGCCGCAACTTGTGGGTGTTGGCGCATCAACTCAACACACCCAGTCAATTCACCAACGGCGTTGTCCAAACGCTCACGCTCATCGGTTGGCACATTGACCTGCACGAATTGGCGGTGATTGCTACGCTGAGGCCTGGGGCTGTGATTGAATTTTGGGTCCACGGTTCTCCTCTTCAACTGGCTGTTATTTGTGCGATGTAGCGAGCATTGGCCACCACGATGGCGACCGGAGTGTTGGTTGCGATGATGCGTTGGTAGGGCGGCTGGCGTTGCGTCCTCCAAAATGCCACGGCTTGTTTGGCGTCTTCTGCGTCGACAAGCCCAGCAATCACCCAGCGTTCGCCGCTAATCCACAATTCACCTTTGGGCGATGCTTGGCCGATGGCAAAAGTGATCATGATCAGCCTGCGATAGGCGCCAAGCGGACGCAAGCGCCGCAGATGCACTCAGCATCCGGGTTGAGCCGCGGATCAACAAACAAGACGAGCGCGCCGCATGAGGCGCACTTTGTCCACTTTGAGAAAATGACCATCGTGCGTGCCAAATTTCCATCTTGGACTTGCGTTCCTATTGAAACTTGCATCGGTTCCTCGCTAGTTCAGTTGTGGGTTGGGACCAGGATCCCGTTGTCAGCCAGGGCGTGGGTCGCATGATTCGACGCACAAGTGTTGACCTTTGTGTTGAATAACTTGACAAATTCAGTTGTTGTGTTGTATGGCCACATCCAAGCGGGCAGGATGCCGCCCGGAAGGGCGGCTTTAGCAATGCAACCATTGCTTGGCACCGAGGCCAGCGCTTGATTGACGTTGGAAACAAATTCACTTGTGTCAGCAATCGGCCAATTGTAACGCGTACTTGACGCATTGACTTGCAATGCTGTGAATGCGCCCGCTGCCAGGATGGCCGCAACCAGCTTGGTCGACTTTGCGAGCGCCGGAACTGTCAGCGATAGCACAACCAGAAGATACATGGAATTCTCAACATTGTAACGGCCGGCGGCTGAGAATTCGATGCCATTGGCCGCACGGCGCAACGCCACCATCGTCACCCCCGCCGTGAAAAATGCAACATAACCCGCCCAAACGGCAACAGTCTTACGATTCAAAGCACGGAAGCAAAACACCCCGGACAAGGCCGCTAAGACAACAACAAGTGCCCAAAAATTGGGAAGCATGTTGGCGGCATGGAGAGAAGCGCGCAGGCCGACCATTGGCAAAAGCGTCCCGTCAACGAGCGTGAATCGCAAAAACATCCAAATCTGGCCCATGCTCACAGCTGAGGCTTGCGGGGTTTGCATGGTTGCTAGGATGGCCGCAGCCAAAATCCCAAACGCAGCAACCCAGCGCATACTAGAAACGACCACGAAGATCGACTTGCGGGTGTTGAGCGTCCACAGGATCGGAGCAAACAAACAAGGGGTAATCAGCGCGCGGCCCGAAAACATGATGGCGATGAAGAACGCAAGCCCTGCAACAGCACGCCCGTTACGCGTTGGGCCGCTATTGCCAAGCGGGCCCACCAAGCAAACCAAGCACACCAAGGAAAATAACACCGACAGCGAGATATGGCAAGTTGATGACCACCACAGCTGGGAGTGTAACATCTGAAGCGATGATGCTTGGATCAGCGTGAACCCGAAGGTGCGCAAAGCTGATTGCCCGGCACGGCGCAGCAACACCCAAAAAATCGCGGTGGTGGCCAAGGCGAAAACTCCGGTGATGGCCGCGTACACGTGAATTGACATGCCGCCGATGTGAAATGCGCTCCATTGGAGAAGACGGAACGCCGGGACGAATTGCCCGAAGACAGGCATGGTGAGATACTGCCAAGTCAACCCAAGCTTTTGGACTTGTTCGAAGTTCAAAAAATCATCATATGCGAACGTCAAGCGTGCAAGACGGACGCACAACATCGCGGCGTGCGCCGCCAGTGCCAAGATGAACAATTTGCGTGAAGCCTTCATGATGTAGAGACTCTTATGCGAGAATCAGGCCGAAATGGTGAAATGGGATTTATGGCACTTAGCATGGCAATAATGCTATCAGCTACGAAAACTTTACGTGGCTGTTTGCCATCAGTGTTGGCAAAGATGCGCTTCGCGCATGAAATGCCAAAGGAATTGGCAAAGCGCCGTAAAACGTCGCCATCTCG